CCGAGATGGCTGTAAAGACAGGTATAGAATGTGCTGAAGAAACTGAAAAGTTAAAAAAAGAATTTAGGGAGAAAGGTCTTCCTGATATAAACATAGGTTCAGGTGTAAACACAGGAACTTGTATTGTAGGTAATATGGGTAGTGAAAACCGATTAGATTATTCTGTTGTAGGTGACGCTGTAAACTTGGCAGCTAGACTTGAAGCTGCTACAAGAAATTATAAAGATGAAAATGGAAAGGTTACACCTTTGATTTATTCTTCTTATACAAAAGAGCAACTCAAAAATATTAAGTCAATAGAGTTAGATAAAATTAAGGTTAAGGGTAAAGATGAGTTAGTAACCATTTATAAACCAGTAACAAACTTAATGGAGAACTATGACCTTACTTCAAAAAAGAAAGTTAAGACTAATAGCAAAAAGGATAATAAGAAATGATAAAAAAAGAAAATTATATTTACTCAATTTACATTGGCTCAAAATTAAGAAACAAAAGTTACGTAGGAGAAAAAAGACTTTAATTAAGTTATTTAAAGAAAGAAGATTACAGTATTTAAGATCAATGTTAAAGTCAGCATAAAAATAAATACTTAAAAGGAATATTGGTAAGTTAACATAGTACAAAGACTCTATATCGGAGTACGCCCCATAGGGAAACATTAAACTTACACTATTCCTCTATAAATAGGACACTATGTCACAAAATGTAGAAACAGATATTAGGATTCAATTAGAATCTTTAAGAAAAGATATTGAGAGTGTTAACTCTATCAATACTCGTTTAGATACGGCTATTGATAAATTAACAGATGTATCTACATCCATCAAACAAATGCTAGCCGTCCACGAAGAAAAAATCCAAAGACAAGAACAAATAGACGAAGTTATATTTGATAAGTTAAAAGAAAGAGCTAACGAAATAGATAATGTTTATAGAGACCTAGCCAGAGAGTTAGACCAAGTTGAAAAACGACTATTAGTTGAAATTAAGTCATTAAAGAACGATATTGGTGGACGAGTAGGTATACTAGAAAAGTGGAAATGGCTAATTGTAGGCGGTTCCATAGTCGTTGGATGGGTACTTTCCAAGAACTTTATACACATTATTAATATGATGAATATAGTATCCTAGACTTGACTTTTTGACTGATATATAGTATATTAGTCTTTGTGTTATGTCAAGTTATATTGATCTAAAATTTATTAATAATATTTCAAGTAGATTAGGCCAGTTTAAAAAGAAAACTGACTATCTATTTAACTTTAGATGTCCACATTGTGGTGATTCTAAAAAGTCCAAGACAAAAGCAAGAGCATATTTTTATAGAGTTAAAAATGATATGTTCTTTAAATGTCATAATTGTGGACAAGGCCAAAATCTGGCCAATTTTATTAAACATATTGACCCTAAAATGTATGAACAATACCTTTTAGAGAGATATAAAAAATCGGCACCAGCGACACCGAAACCAGAGTTTGAATTTGAACCTGTAAAGTTTAAAGATACAACAATTCTGGACAAATTGAAAAAGATAAGTGATTTAGAAAAAGATCACCCAGCTAGATTATATTGTGTGAATAGAAAAATACCTGAAACGTATTTTGATATATTATATTTAACTGATAAGTTTATGACTTTAGTTAACAAAGTAAAACCAAATACTTACAAAGTTATTAAAGATCATCCACGTTTAATAATACCTTTTTATGATACGACAGGAAAGTTTTTTGCTTTTCAAGGTCGTGCTTTTGGAAAAGAACAACCAAAATATTTAACGGTAAAATTAGATGAAAAAAAACAAAAAGTTTATGGCCTTGAAAGAGTTTCTTTTCAAAGACCTATCTTCATCACAGAAGGTCCACTTGATAGTCTTTTTATTGATAATTGCCTTGCTGCTGCTGGAGCAGATTTAATATTAAAAAATAAAATTCCAAACGATCAAGTAACATATATATTTGATAACGAACCTAGAAATAAAGAAATTGTAAATAGAATGTACAAAGTGATAGAACAGAATTTTAATCTGGTGATATGGCCAGATGATATTCAACTAAAAGATGTAAACGATATTATAAAATCAGGTGTATCAATCAATCAATTAAAAGAAATTATAAGTAGTAACACTTATTCAAAGTTAAGTGCTATGACAAAGTTAAATTATTGGAAAAAAGTTTAAGGGGGACGAATGGTAGATAAACAAGAAATAAATGTAGTAAAACGTGGAACAAGAGGCAAAGAACCTTTAAACATTGATAAGATACACGATATGGTAGAATACGCTGTAGAAGATATTAAAGGCGTATCATCATCTCAGGTTGAGATGACAAGTGGTTTACAATTCTACGATGGAATGACCACAGATGAAATTCAACAAATACTAATTAAGTCGGCTGCCGATTTAATATCATTAGAAAATCCAAACTATCAATATGTAGCGGCTAGATTATTATTATACTCATTAAGAAAAACTGTAATAGATAAATTGTGGGATCACCCTCATATTTACAATCACGTACAAAAGTGTGTTGAAAAAGGAGTTTATGATAAACAAATTTTAGATTGGTACGATAAAAAAGATTTTGATAGAATGGAAAACTGGATTAACCACGAAAGAGATTACACATTTACTTACGCTGGTTTAAGACAAGTTATTGACAAGTATTTGGTACAAGATAGATCAAGTGGCGACATCTATGAAACACCACAATTTATGTATATGATTATTGCTGCTACTGTGTTTGCTCAATATCCTAAAAACAAGAGAATGACTTATGTTAAAAAATATTATGACGCTATTTCAACTTTTAAAATTAATATTCCTACTCCCGTTATGGCTGGTGTACGGACTCCTATTAGGCAGTACGCTTCTTGCGTGTTGGTTGATGTTGATGATACTTTACCTAGTATCTTTTCCAGTGATATGGCTATTGGCCGTTACGTTGCCCAAAGAGCAGGAATTGGAATCAACGCTGGAAGAATACGAGCTATCAACAGCCGTATTAGAGGAGGTGAAGTACAACACACTGGTGTTATCCCTTTCCTTAAAAAATTTGAAGCAACTGTTAAGTGCTGTACTCAAAACGGAGTACGAGGCGGTTCGGCAACTGTTCACTTTCCGGTCTGGCACTCGGAAATAGAAGACATCATTGTACTTAAAAACAATAAAGGTACCGAAGATAATAGAGTTAGAAAATTAGATTACTCAATTCAATTATCAAAAATATTTTACGAAAGATTTATTAATGGTGAAGATATAACTTTATTCTCACCACACGAAGTACCTGAACTATATGAAGCTTGGGGTACACCAGAGTTTGATGAATTATATAAAACAGCAGAAAGAAAAATTAGCGTTAAGAAAAGAAAAGTAAACGCACAAGAATTATTTTTCAGTATGTTAAAAGAAAGAGCAGAAACAGGCCGTATTTACATAATGAATATTGACCATTGTAATTCTCACTCATCATTTAAAGACTTAATTAGAATGTCCAACTTGTGTCAGGAGATTACATTACCTACAGACCCTATTCAACACATAGACGGTGATGGTGAAATTGCTTTATGTATTTTATCAGCAATTAATGTAGGTCAAATAAACAAAAGAGATGAATTAGAAGAACTTTGTGATCTAGCCGTTAGAAGTTTAGATGAAATAATAGATCATCAACAATATCCTGTAAAGGCGGCTGAAATATCTACAAAGGCAAGAAGAAGTTTAGGCATAGGTTATATTGGTCTTGCTCATTATCTTGCTAAAAAAGGATACAAGTATGACCAGAAATTAGCTTGGCGACAAGTTGATAAACTATCAGAAGCTTTCCAATATTATCTGTTAAAATCTTCAAATGCCGTAGCAAAAGAAAAAGGCAAATGTGAATATTTTAATAAAACAAAATATTCCGATGGTATCTTACCTATAGACACTTACAAAAAAGACGTAGATGAACTTGTAAACAATCGTAACTTTACGTATGATTGGGAGTGGTTAAGGAAAGAAATAAAAGAGTCAGGCCTCCGACATAGCACACTTTCGGCTCAAATGCCATCAGAATCCTCTAGTGTGGTTTCAAATGCTACAAACGGCATTGAACCACCTAGGGATTATTTGTCAGTTAAGAAGTCTAAAAAAGGACCTCTAAAACAAGTAGTACCAGATTATAAAAGATTAAAAAACAATTATACTTTATTATGGGATATGAAATCAAACGAGGGATATATAAATGTAGTGTCAATAATGCAAAAGTATTTTGACCAAGCAATATCAGGTAACTGGTCATATAATCCTGAACATTATGAAGACAATCAAGTACCTGTGTCTGTAATGGCACAAGACTTATTAACAACTTATAAACTAGGTTGGAAGACTTCATACTATCAGAACACATATGACGCTAAGAAAGATACAGACGAGCCATCACATCCAGTTGGTTTCCACGATAATGTGCCTGAAGAAAAACCAGTAGAAGAAATTGAGGATCCAGAAAACTGTGATTCTTGTACAATTTAATAAAGAGATAAATAAAACGGACTATGACTAAATCAGTATTAAATAAAGATAAAAAGTTAGACTTCACAAAACAACCTATGTTTTTTGGTGATGACTTACAAATACAAAGATACGACAATATGAAGTATCCTTTGTTTGACAAGTTAACACAGCAACAACTAGGTTATTTTTGGAGACCTGAAGAAGTATCTTTACAAAAAGATAGAAACGATTACCTTGATTTAAGAGAAGAACAAAAGTTTATCTTTACATCTAATTTAAAATATCAAACAATGTTAGATAGTGTACAAGGTAGAGGTCCGTGTTTGGCCTTTTTACCATTTGTATCTTTACCAGAATTAGAAGGCGCTATTGTAACTTGGGATTTTATGGAAACTATCCATAGTAGAAGTTACACATACATTATTAAAAATTTATATTCTAATCCATCTGAAGTATTTGATACAATTATACAAGATGAAAAGATTGAAAAGAGAGCAAATTCAGTTACAAAAACCTATGATGATTTAATTCAAATGGGTTACCAATGGACAATAGATAAATCAAAAGTTGATATGTATGAACTTAAAAAGAAATTATATTTGGCTATGGTATCTGTAAATATACTAGAGGGTTTAAGATTTTATGTTTCATTTGCTTGTTCATTTGCCTTTGGCGAATTAAAGAAACTAGAAGGCTCAGCAAAAATTATATCTTTTATTGCTAGAGATGAAAGTCAACACTTGGCGATGTCACAAAGAATTATCAATAATTGGAAAGATTATGAAAATGATAAAGATATGTTAAAGATTATAAAAGAAACAGAAAAAGAAGTTTACACAATGTATGATGAGGCCGTACAGGAAGAGAAACGTTGGGCAACTTATCTATTCAGTAAAGGTTCTATGATTGGTTTATCAGAAAAATTATTACACCAGTTTGTTGAGTATATGGCAAATAGAAGAATGAAGGCCATACAATTAACACCTGCCTATGACCAAAAAACAAATCCATTACCTTGGACAGATCATTGGTTGAATAGTAGATCAACACAAAATGCTCCACAAGAAACAGAAATAGAATCATACGTCATTGGTGGTATTAAACAGGACGTTAAAAAAGACCAATTCAAATCTTTTAAACTATAATGATAGAGAAACGACAAAAAACTTGTTCTGGTTGTGAAACTAAATATACTGTAGAATGGGATATAGAAATACAGGATTTAGAACCTTTAACTTGTCCTTTTTGTGGACACGAAGTAGAGGAACTAGAAGATGAAGAAGTTTGGTCAAACGAAGCCGAAGACGATAGTTGGGATTGATTATAGTTTAACAAGTCCTGCAATTTGTGTAAATCATAATGATAAATTAAACTTTTATTATTTAACAAATAAAAAAAAGTATATAGGTGAGATGTCAAAAAATATTATGGGTGTGGAACACAGCGAATATAAAACTCCTATAGAAAGATTTTCTCAAATTTCTAATTGGGCAATCAACACATTTAATAGATTAAGTTACGTTTCAAACAACTTAAATATTTTCATAGAAGGTTATTCTTTTGGATCAAAAGGTCAAGGTGTATTTCAAATAGCTGAAAATGGTGGTATCTTAAAATACAGATTAGAACAATTAAAATTACCCTATGAAGTATTACCACCTAGTGTAATTAAAAAAGGTGCTACAGGAAAAGGTAATGCTGATAAAGATATGATGTATGAGGCATTTGAGAGAGAAACTATGATTAATTTAAAAAAAATATTTGATACAGAAAAGGTGGGTAACCCTATTTCAGATATTGTAGATAGTTATTATATAATGAAAATAGGACTTGATTTAAATGATACACGTATTTAACACTAAAAAGGTTGTAGAACAATTTACACACTCTTTACGAATCAGACCAGAATTGGGTCAAAAATAACTGGAAATAGGCCAAAATCACCCTTCCCTACAAATGTTCTGGTATTGTTCTACCAAAAAATCAATAAAATCAACATAAAATAACGCTTGACTTATAGGCCAGGTATGATATTATAATAGTATATGTTAAACAATAAAGGAGAAAACACTATGTCAAAAGTAAAACAATACTACGCTGATGAAGCGGAAAACAAAGTAGATCAAATACTAGCTCATATGAAGTCTGGTAATATTGATGAAGATAAAGCGAAAAAAGAAATATTAAATGTTGAAAATATTAATATGTTGAATATTGACGCTGAAAACATTGATGAAATAATTTACTGGAGTTTACAATAATGAATAAGAATAAAACTTTTAACGTTTGTTATTTAAGAGAGTATATGGATCCTGAACATCAAGGTGATTTCTTTTATCACTATGAAACTGTGTATAGAAATGTACCAGAAAAGTTTAGAAAAAAATTTCAAAGTCAAAAAACAAAGATGAAACTAATAAAGTTTTTAGATTGGAATTATAGTGAGTCGGCAACCAACTTTGCTAATTCTACTAGAATTGAATTAATTGAAGAAGACCAATACTATCAAACTTATGAAGATGTATGGCCAGATGTAGCTGCCGGTAATAAAAACTTATTTAATGATTACGGTCAGAAATGGGATAGACAATCTTTAAGAAAAGATTTTGATTTGAAAAAAACAAAAAAATATGTACCAATATATAATGAAAGAGGTTTACAATAATGAAATACAACGAAGATAAAATAGTAAAAGAAATACACGATTACATTAAGGGTACTTATGGTGAACACTATAGTACAACTAAAGACGGTTTCCAGGTACAAGATATGTTAAGACAACTTGATATTGACAAAGATTTTTGCCAAGCAAATGCCATTAAGTATCTTTGCCGATATGGTAAGAAAGACGGTAAAAACCGTAAAGATTTATTAAAAGCAATACACTATATTGTTTTATTGATGAGTAGTGAGGACAGTAAAAAGTAAAAGGAGAACTATATTATGACAGTAGATACAAATGTTTACCCTATGAAAGAAGATTTAGGTAAAAATCTCTATAGAAAGAAAACATATTATACACTAGTGGTTGAACAAGAAGTATTGGCAAAAGATAAAGACGAGGCCGATCAAAAGTTTTTAGATGACGGTGGTGTAGACCATTCACAAATTAACCACGAAATAACTACTAATAAAAATGGTGTTGAAACTTTTATGGTAGACGCCAATTATACTGATAGTGGTGATACCGAGTTTATAGGTAAAGTTTTAATACAAGAAGATGAAGATGAACCAGATCACGGTGATATTATAATTGATGGATATGCTAATGAACAATAAACCTAACGAGTGGGAACAATCTATTATAGACAATGCTGTAGAGTATTCTATTATGGAGTGGAGATCGTTAGATAGAAGTACAAAGACCATTGTAAAGACATATAAAGAGGCAAAAGAATTGTATCAAAAAACGGTTAAGAAACATAGACAGACTTTAGCCTATGCTATAAATGAGGCAGGTAGATATGCTAATTTAAACCATTTAGATGATTTTAAGGGAGGTGATAGATGAGCAATCAAAGACCAGGTAAAGTAGTTAGAGCAATAGAACCAGGTATGAAAGATATGACCGTTTTAAAATTCTTTAAAATGGGACAAAAAGTTTTAGAGGCCAGCGGTAAAGAAGATGAGGCCTTTTATTTTGAAATGATGGTTGATTGGTTACAACAAGGCAAACCAATACCGACCACCGAAGAACAAACAATAACTGCCTTGGGAATATAGGAGAACTATGATAGACACATTAGCTACAATAGATATAATTGATTTAGCGTTAAATCAGATTGAAGACGGAAGAGTGAATGACGCTAAGCAAGTTTTAACTACTTATAGAAATAAATTACAAAAAGAAGTTGACGCTTTTGATGAGTGGGCTAAAGCACAATCAGATATTCATACTTCATTAGAGTTAGAAGCGGAGGGTAAGTAATATGGAATGGTTATTATTGATTTTAATTATATTGATATTTGCCACAGCAATTACCTTTTCTGGTAAAATTTATATGTATCTTTGTTTAACACTTGGTTCGCTAATGGCTGATATTAAAGATAAACTAGATTCAATCATAAGTAGAAAAAAGTAGATGATGTACTACTCACATAAGCTACAAATCGCCAATCCTGGCGTGTCCTGGACGGTTCCAGGAGTAAAAAAACTAGTAAAATCAATGATTTTTATAGGCTTGACAATCCAATGGTTTTATGATATTATTAATACAAATAACTAACAAAAGGAATATATTATGTTTTATACAAAAGAAATGATACACAAAGAGTTTAAGATGGCTACTCAAAAAGATGAGAGAAATGCTATGAAGAAATCATACAAACACAGAATAGAATATCTAAAAGCTCTTAAAGAAGATATGATTGAAGCCCCTAAAAACTTCAGTAATCTTAATTTAACTACAGATCATTTACAAAACTTGATAGATGATTGGTCAGCTCCAAAACCGATTGACGCTTTTTATAAAAGAATATTTAATATGACTTATGCTGAAAAGAAAGCACAAGAAGAACTTGAATATTTTGATTTGACTAAAGGTGAAAAAGTCTATAAGAAAAAAGAACAAGTAGATACTATTCAATAATGACAAAAAAAGAGAAGTTAGATAAGATTAGAAAAGACTACGATAATTATTGTAGATCATTAGGCGTCAATATTGATTCAGATTATACATCATTTGACGGTTATGATATGCCAAATTATAAATGTAGGCCATCCATTCCAACTTCAGATAGAATTGTAGGTACCACAACTAAAAGAGTTTATTCCACACAAATACCTACAGGCAAAACAATTAGTGTGGCGTATAACAAAGGTCCATATATGATCGTTGATGCTGTGGACTTTAAAACAATGGGAAGGAAAATATAGTATGAGAACAATGATGATGATAACCATTTTAGTTTTAATGACTACTATTATGGCAAAAGCAAATCCAGTTACTAATTGGATTGAAAATGAAAAGAATAAGATAGTAGAATATCAAAAATCAAGTTGGGAAGAAGGTAAAGAACAGAACGCTGCCAATTGGGCAAAGATTAAATCTTTCTTTTCAAACTTAACAGGACAAGGCGATGCTTCACAAAATTAGTCAGTTCTGTGATAAGATTGATAATCTAAAAAAAATGTCAGATAAACTTCGGACTATGAAATATGGTAATCCGAAGGCATCTGATGAAGAAATAGATAATATGATTTCAGATATTCAATCAGAATGTTTATTACTTTCAAATGATAAATCAAAATATGAAAACGTTTTTGATGACAATGATTTACCAAAAAACTATACAGATAAATTTTTAGAGGAAGGTGTATGAGCGATAAAGATATACAAATAAAAAAATTAGAAGAAGAAAAAAAAGAACTTACAGATCAATTAGAACTTTATGAGTTTAGCGGTTCATCTGGTAAAATACAAGAAATTGAAGATAAACTTTACGAAGTAAATGATACAATTAAAAAATTATATGCCTAAAACATTATTATTGTTTGTTGTTTGTTTGTTGTTAACTAATTGTAGCGCTAATAGATCAACTGTTGGTGCTACATTAGGTGGTGCTACAACAACTGGTGTATGTGTTGAAATGGGAGTAAATGACCCTTACGCTATTGGAGCTTGTGCTTTAGTAGGTGCTTTTGCGGGTGCTGAGATAATGTACAAATCTGATTATGATGTACACAATGCGGTATTTGTAGATCATTTAAATACAAGTCCATCAAAACAATCATATACGAATTGGTACAATACAAAAACAGGCAATAGTGGTATAATTAAAACAAGTAGCTCTTATATGAAAGGTCCTTTAAAGTGTAAAGATTATGACGCTACCGTAGATATTACTCAACAATGGCCATTAATTGGGATTGGTAGTCCTAATAGAAAAGCAGTATTTGGTACAGCGTGTCAGTTACCAGATGGACAATGGATTGAAAAAAGATGAATAAGAAAAGAGTTTTATTTTTAATATTTTTGGTTTTACTTTTAATACCTGGTCTTGTAAATATAGCATTTTCAGGTGAAAAAATATTACATAGTAAAATTAAATCAATATCACCTGAAGAAACTGATGGTCAATATTGTTTTATAAAAGTGATTATCAAACAAAAAGATGATGAGATAATCAAAGAAGAAATTTTGGAGTGTGCTGATGGTAAAAAAGGCATAGAAACACCAGGTTATTGGGAGTTATTTGCTCAGTTTTATTACCGTGATGTATCAGCTCCAGAATATTGCCGATATTATAGTCGGCCAAACCACGTCTTTAAAACACCAGGAAAGACGTGTTTAAAAATAGATGGTGAATGGGAGGTTAAATGATTAAGAATATAATCATAATCTCACTTGTTGTAATTATAGTAACTGGAATGTCTGGAAGTGAGTTTTTAGACTATGTTTCAATGGGACTTGACAAATTACAACAATTAGTATATAATGTAAAAAGTGAGGTTAATTAATTATGAATAAAATGAAAAAACTACTTACAGTTGTTGTAGCAGGCCTATTAGTGGCTAACTGTTCAGCGACATATAAGATGAAAAGTGAAAAAGGTAAAGTTTTAAATCAAGTGCCAAAATGGTATATGAATGACTTTTCAGATAAGAAAGCGTGTGATACACCTACTTTTGGTAAAGACAAAGATAAAATGTGTATCTTTGGTGTTGGTACAGCCGTATCGCCAGACTTGGCATTATCAATTGAAAAAGCTATGATGATTGCTAAAGCAGAAATGGCTGACATTATTAAAGGAGAAATGAATAAATCTTCCAAACAATTCATTACTGAATTGGGAAAGACTCATACAAAAACTACAGTATCCGAAGTTGAGAGTACGATTGTAAACTTAATTAAAGATACACCAGTTAGAGGTTATGAAATATTTGCTAAAGATGTAACTATAACTAAACAAGGTTATTATAGAAGTTGGATTGGTTTAAGATTACCAATGGGCGAATACAATAAAATGTATAACTTCACAATTGCTGAAGCTGTTGACGCTTATAATGTAAAAGAGAAGGCTCAAATCGCTTACGATAACTTAATAGGTAAAGATGATGGAAATAATAATATACAGTAAACAAAACTGTACATTTTGTAATAAGGCTAAACATTTGGTTAAGTCTTTAGGTTATGAATATACAGAAAAAAAGATGGAAGAGTTTGACTCTCCTCAAGCTATGTTAGAAGACATAGGTAAACAAGTAAGAACTATGCCACAAATTAAAATTGATGGTAAACTAGTTGGTGGTTATAATCAATTAGTAGAGTTTTTTGCTGATATGGGAAAAGTAAACTTTAAGGGTGAGATTATATAGTGTCAGATGATAATAAAATCATACCATTTCCAACAAACCGTATTGTTGAACGATCAACAGCAGGTCCACCAAAAGATGATAAGACCGCTAAAAAGATACAAGCTCAACAAACAAAACAATTTGTAGAAACGGCTGTTGACGATATTAGTATGAACTTATTAAGACAACTATATGATCTTGCTGTTAAAACTGACGGATATAATTTCACAAAAGATTTAGCATTAGTGGTAGATTTGATTAGAGGTTTAATCTATAGAGATTTTGATATGAAACATCCTACACAAGAACTAGCAGATAAAATTGTAGAGATTAATATTAATAAAAGAGGTGAAAAGTCAGCTAAAATAGATTATACAAAGGTTTTAGAGATAAAAGCTAAAAATCAAAAGCCTTTAAGCAACGAATTTAAAGACGAATTAAATGATCTAAATGGTATGTTTGATGGAGATAATTTAGATGATTAACAAAATTCTTACGAGAATCGCCTTAACAGGTTGTAAAATAGTATTATTAACCAATTGATAAAGGAGAAAATTATGTTTGGTTTAAAATCTAATAAAACAGAAACTAGAGGCAGAAAAAAAATGTCTAAAAAAGACAAAATTCTAAATCTATTACAAAGAGGACAATCAGTATCTTGGAAAGCTTTAAATACGACTTTCGGTTTAAAATCACCAAGAGCTATGGTTGATACTTTAAGAGCTGAAGGTTATATGATCTACGGTTCAAAACAAAAAGGTAAACACGTTTACAGAATGGGTAACCCTACAAGAGCTATCATAGCTGCTGGTATCCAGGCTTTATACGGAACACCTTTTAAATACGACAATGCTAGCACTAAAGCTCCTACAAAAGCTACAGTAGCTTCTATTGACGCTTAAGAAAGATATACATTTGGTGGCGAGAAATCGCCACCATTTTTAAAATGACATTTACAGGAGGATTAATATTAGGATTTATTAGTTTAATAGTTTATGTTGTAGGTTTTACACTAGTCTATATAATATATGAAAGACATAGAAAAAACTTTGAACGAATTGAAGCATATAAAAAGAAAAAAGACCCCTTTGACTTTAGCTAAAATGAAACCACAAAAACAATTAAAGATTGATAGAACGGAATACCAAGAAGTGGCCGATTGTATTAGAAGTGACCAAGTGCCAGCAAGTCATATTGTAGAATACTTTGGCGATAAGATGTTTTATCAATGGTATAAAAAGAAATATTTAAATGATTTTAGTAGACCTTAATCAAGTTTTAATATCAAACCTTATGGCTCAAGTAAGAGGTAAAGGTGATGTAAAACCAAATAAAGAAATGATTAGACATATGGTCTTAAATTCTTTAAGAGGTTTTAATGTAAAGTTTAAAGAAGAATATGGTACAATGGTATTATGTTCAGACGCTGGTGATCCTTGGCGTAGAGATTTCTTTCCTAATTATAAGTACAGTAGAAAACAAAGTAGATTAGATGGACCATTTGATTGGGATAATATCTTTAAAATAATCACAGAAATTAAAAATGAGATTGCTAAAAGTTTTCCTTACATTGTAATGTATGTTGAGAACGCTGAAGCAGATGATATTATAGCAACACTTGTAAAATTAAGAGAAGAAGACAAGTATTTAATTATTTCAGGTGATAAAGACTTTATACAATTACAACATTATGGTGATGTATACCAATGGTCACCGTTTTTAAAGGCCTACATTGGTGAACAATTAGATCCAATTAAATTTTTAAGAGAACAAATTATTAAAGGTGATAGATCAGATGGTGTACCAAATATATTAAGTCCAGATGATGTATTTAAAACGGGTGAAAGACAAAAACCAATTACAAAACAAAAGTTGGAAGAGTGGTCAAATGTAGATAATATACCATTAGGGTCAGAAACCAAAAAGAACTTTAATAGAAATAAGAAGTTAATTGATCTATCCCAAATACCATTAACGATAGAAAATAACATTATAAATACATTTAGAAGCTATAAAGTACCAGACAGGTCGCTACTGTTGCCTTACTTTATAGAAAATAAATTGAAGTCAATGATTGAGAATATTAGTGATTTCTGATAACATATATATGGAGTAAATTATGGCAGAGCCAACACAAAACCCAAACTTAATTAGTAGAAAAGCTATGTCAGCTATGTCAGCCACATCAGGTGCTGCTGGAGAAACTGTACACGAGATTTTTACTAAAATTAATAACGCCAAAGATAAGCCTAAAAAGATAGAAGTTTTAAAAAGGTACGATCAACCTTACATAAGACAACTTTTAAAGGCAGCCTTTGATCCTAAAATTAAGTGGATATTACCAGAAGGAACACCGCCTTATATCGCTAATGAGGCACCAGTTGGTACTGAACACACTTTATTAAAGAATGAAACAAGAAGATTGTATTTGTTTATAGAAGGTGGCGATAGTACAATTAGTAAAACAAGGAAAGAAACCTTGTTTATACAAATGTTAGAAGGCCTACATCAAAGTGAGGCTGAGGTTCTAATAAATGTAAAAGATAAAAAACTAAACAAAGTTTATAAAGGTCTAACAGCTGAAATGGTAAAAGAATCATTTAACTGGAATGACGAATTTATGAAAAAATAGAGTAAAATCTACTCATTTTGTAGGGTGTGACATTCACGCCCTACTAAAAACCCTTACCTCCCAACGCTTTTTAACGCTTGACATTTTGGTCATAATGTAGTATCCTAAATAATATAAAGGAGATTATATTATGAAAAAATACTTGATAACATTAGCAATTATTCTTGCTACATTATGGTTTAGTCTTACGAGTTTTATGAACTCGGTGATGGCTGATGATTATAACAAGGCCGTAGTAGGTCACGTTATACAAAGTACAGTAAATGGTACAAACGTAGATGTATCAAAATTGATGGAAAGCGAACTACAAAAAATTGCTCATCAATTTGCTTTAGAATCAATTAGTGTTCTACAACAATATTTGCCAGCTATACTTGATGGTGTGATGGCAGAAATGAGATTAAAAGCAGACGAAGAATATAAGTGTGCTTTACTTAAAGGTTCTAAAATAGAGGATGATTGTGAGTAATATAGAATTTATAATCATAGGATTTATTTTATTAAGCACAGCTTTGTTCTTAATAAGATTTTTTCCTAGTATTATTAAGGGTGTAATATATGTTACAGGTGGTTTAACATTTATTTCACTTTTAATTATGATATTTTTTTATATTATATTAGAAATAGGCGGTCACAATGCCTTTTGAAATATTTGAATTGATTTATACATTATTACCAAAAGAGATTTTTATTATAATTATGGCAGGTTTTATAATTTTATTATACAAATTTTTTAAGGGGAGAAAAGAAAAATGGATAAATCACAAATCAAAAAGAAATTGAAAAGGGAATTGTCTTCACGTAAGAAGTATAAAACAACTTACAAAGACATTAAATATTATTTTGCTATGATTAATAAAGCGGTATTTAAAAACAAGTTGTCACCTTTTAATGAGATTTTGATTAAAAAGATTTACAAAGATAAGACAAAGAAATTCTGTTATGGGCAAGTGATTGCTTGGGAGTGGAAAAGAAAAGGCACACGACAATACTGGTTAGAAATGTTACCAGAATATAACAGTAAAAGAGATTTTGTGGACACTTTAGGCCACGAAATGGTCCACCTTTATCAAATGGCCAATAAGGGTGATTCAGGAAACCATAATAAGTTATTTTATAGTTTCAGACCAAAGTTAAATCAAATTGGCCTTGATTTATAATATGGAGAGAAGTGATGGCGAGAAGACAAGTAAAAGAACTAGACCCTTATTTAAAGGCTAGAATTGGTGAGGCAGTATTACAAGTAAGAGAACTTGCTAAACCAAGTAACATATCAGGTACAAGTAGAGTTTACTATGAGGGTAATTGGGTAAGAGATATACACAATAACTATACAGAAAAACAAGCACAAAAGATATTTGATAATATATCTCAATACAAAGATAAATTAGATTTCTTTCAAAAAAAATTAGACTATGTTTATGATGATAAAGATGAGAGTCCTATTCAAGCATATGAATACATAGCGAGGGTAAAGTGAAAATCTTTATAAAAACAATTATGGGAGTTATTGTCGCTTTATTTTTTGCGATAACCATATATTTTTATATACAAGATGGTAAGACCAGAGCAGCAGAAATAATACCAACTAAACCTGATTTTGAACACACAAACAATCAACAATTTTTAGATAACGTTTTACAATGTGTGGATTATGTCTATTGGAAAAATAAAGATTTTGAAAAAGTAAATGTAGAACTATTACTTGCTCAGGCAGCATTAGAATCAGGTTGGGGTGATAGTCGGTTTGCCAAAGTTGGTAAAAACTTATTTGGTATAAGAACATATGATTTACAAGACCCTCATATGTTACCATCAAATACTCCAAAGAAATGGGGTGTAAGAGTTTATGAACACGAATGTTATAGTGTAGAACACTATATTAAAATACTAAATAATGGTACAAGTTTTGAAGATTATAGGAAGTTGAGAGAAGAAGGAATTGACGACCCATTTAAATTAGTAGAAACACTTGGTGCCTACGCCTCAGATAAAAATTATTTTCCTAAAATTAAAAGTATAATTAAAACAATTAGAAACGAGTATAATATAAAATAATGTTTTTAACAATACTTACATTTCTATCGGCCATATCTATATCTATTATAGCGGCTGGGTATTCAATCATAGGTCTAGCAACATTGTTTGCTGGTGCTGTGATACCTATTATTGCTATGGGTTCAGCATTAGAAGTTGGTAAACTTGTTGCCGCCAGTTGGTTATATAATAACTGGAATAGTGATGTACCACGTTTACTAAAAGCATATCTCTTTGGTGCTATTATAGTTTTAATATTCATTACATCAATGGGTATCTTTGGTTTTCTATCAAAGGCACACCTTGACCAAGTAAAACCTACATCAGGTAATAACATAAAAATTTCTGTATTAAACAATCAAATTAATCAACAACAGTTAATTATAGACAGGTCACAAAAGACTTTAGATCAATTAGATAAAGCTTTAGATGTGTATATTGAAAAAGAATTTGTTACACGTGGTTTAAAAGAAAGACAAAAACAAGAAGAAGAACGAAACACTTTAAATACAGCAATCAATAACGCAAGTGATAAGATTGCTGAACTTACAAATGAAAAAGCGTCATTAAGTTTAGAACAAGATAAGATTGAAGCCGAAGTCGGACCAATTAAATATGTTGCTGAACTGATATATGGTGAGAACGCACAAGATAACTTTGATAAGGCGGTTCGTATTGTCATATTAATTCTTATATTTGTATTTGATCCTTTAGCTGTATTATTATTGATAGCGGCCAATATATCTTTAAGACAATGGCGTATGAAAAAGATACTTGTAAAAGAGAATCGAAATCAGGATTTAAGAAAAAAGATACAAAAATTAGAGAAAAGGAACAAGAGATTAAAAGGTTTTAAAGACATTACCAAAGGCTTAGGTGACAATCCAGACGAAATTAAGGTAAAATTAAACGAAATAATGTCAATAAATAACAGGCAGGACAGAAACATATAGGCTTGACATTTAGGCCAGATATGATATATTATAAGAATACGGAGGTTATATATTATGATGACAATTGAAGATGTAAATAGAACAATACCACAATTATCACATTTAAATTCAGATCAAATTAGACGGTTGACAAACGCCGAAAATAGGTGTAGAATGGCTGAAACTAATTGGTCAAAAGAATATTGGTATAATGTGTTTAAAAAATTAAGTGAAAAATATAATGCTATGGGATATTTTAGAAAAGTGATCGACTAATGAATATAATAAACAATACTATTAAAACATTTTTAATATTAGTTGCTGTATATACAGTTTATTCAATCCATATTATTAATGAAAATATTAAAGAGTCTGAAACAAAAGTAAAACGTAGTTTGGTTATGCTAGAAGATAAAGTGCTTGATGTAAAAGTAGAAAGTACAGTTGACAATTCATTTATTGATGAAAAATTAAATGATGTAAAAAAAGAGTTGGGTAGTATAGACTATGATTTATCAATGTATATGAAACAATTGAAAAATGATTTAATTATCTTATACAAAAAAATAGATAATGTTGAAAGCAAATTAAATAAACAAACAAAATATGAAAATGCTGTATATTAGGGAGGTACAATGAATATATTTTACTTAGATAAAGACCCTATTAAAGCTGCTCAAATGAGTTGTGATAAACACGTGGTCAAAATGATTTTAGAATCAGCACAATTGTTATCTACTTGTCATAGAGTATTAGATGGTACAGAATACTATGATAAAACAAAAAATGGTCGTAAGATAAAAAGATGGAAACATCCTAATTCAAATATGGAGGCCGTATTGTATAAGGCAGGCTGGATAAAACACCCTAGTACATTATGGTTATTTGAATCTGCTTATAACTATTTGTGGTTGTATAGACATATGATGGCTCTAAATGAAGAATACAAAAAAAGATATAATCACACAAAAAACCACTTAGCAATTCAAAAACTAGGTGATTTGTTAAAACACCCACCTAAAAATGCTGAGATAAATAAAATTGCTACTGATCCAACACCTGCTATGCCAGATGAATGTAAAATACCAGGTGATGTAGTTGGTAGTTATCGTAACTATTATATTATGAAGAAACAAAGATTTGCTACTTGGAAAGCTCCAGCAGTTGTTCCAGAGTGGTATCAAAAGAGTATTGGAAATGCCAGGTAAATGGGACGGTAGAAGCCGTATAACTAATAAGAAATACGAGGAAGAGTACAACAGGATTTTTAAAACTAATCCTATGGCCAAAGAGGTTAGAACACCGAAGTATAAATCAAAGGTAGTTAAACCTAAAAAAGGCAAAGGTAGTTTTAAAAGAAAAAAAACAATAGAACCAGATAATGGATGGAGTGGATTAGTATGATAATAGAGTTTGATTACACAGAAACAATAACGGGACCCCAAATACAAATGTTAAGAGAAGGATTAAAAGAATCTGAATTAAGTGAAGAACAAATAAAGGAGTTAGAACAATGAGAGAAGCATTAATAGAAGCTTTAAAATCACACGCTACAGGACATATAGATAAACATAGAGCAAATGTTGAAATATTATTACAAAAAGTAAATGGTATTGCTGAACATCCAGATGTTGTAGAAACAATTGAAAATGAATTAAAGATTATAGCTGAGTATGACGATCAATTAGAAATGCTAGAAAAGTATTTTATAACAAAAGATCCTTTTAAACAATAATATGTTCAATAAACTTATACAAAAGATAGGTAGAACTCACGCTAAGATTTTTGGTTATGTCGCTGATAAAGCTAAAACATCTAAATGGTGGGCAATAATATTAACTTTTTTAGTTTTATATGAAATAGTTGAACATATAGTTTACCCTATTTTGGTTCCATATCTAGCATATCATCATTGGTTTAAATAATGCCCATTTATACTTTTTTAAATAAGAAAACCAATAAAGAATATGATGAAATGATGTCTATTTCTGAAATGGAAGAGTATTTGGATAAGAATCCACACATAACACAGGTGATTAAAGGTCTAAATATTATTAGTGGTGCTTCAGGTATAACAATGAAAACGGATGGTGGATGGAAAGAAAATTTAAGTAGAATAGCAGAAGCACATCCAAAAAGTGCTTTAGCAGATAGATATGGTAAAAAATCTATTAAACAATCCAAAACAGAACAAGTATTAGCAAAACATAGGAAAAGGAAATAATATGGCTGACGATATACCAGATTATATGAGGGGGTTTGACCTTAATGAAGATTGGGGTATAACACCAGTATCAAAACCTGCCGAACAAACACAACCAACTATTGACCCTAGCGTCATAGAAAATTCAAATTTAGAAATAGCAAAAGTCAAAGATGATGTTTCATCTATCAAATCAATGATGAATGAGATAATGCAAATTGTGGCAGAAAAAGAAACTATCACAAAAGAAATATCAGATGAAGAAACACAACAAAGATTTAAAGATTTAGAAAAGATTATATTACCATTTTTATATAATCTATCTAAAAGTGACGAGCCTTACATACATTGGCCTAATAGAGGTCCAATCATTAAGGCACAAATAGAGAAAATCTTAAAACTAACGAGAGGTTAATATGATAGCGAAAGCAAAACATAAAGAACTAAAAACCAAAGTAAATGAAATTGAACAAAGAAGAAATAATGATAGAGGTATAAAGAGTTGGTTTGAATTAAGAGAACTCAAAAAGTTAAAATTAAAAGCAAAGGATAAACTAAATGATATTAAGCAAAAACTTCACGCTTAAAGAGCTAGTTGCCAGCCAGACGGCTGACCGAAAAGGAATTAATAATAATCCTAATGAGGATCAAATTAACTCTTTAAAGTTATTATGTGAAAAAATTTTACAACCAGTACGAGATCACTTTGGTAAAGTCGTAAGTGTGAGCTCCGGATTTAGATCCGAAGAATTGTGTGAGGCCATTGGCTCAAGCAAAAATTCACAGCACGCTAAAGGCCAGGCGGCCGATTTTGAAATCTTTGGAGTTTCCAACCAAGAATTGGTAATTTGGATAGATCAAAATTTAGATTATGACCAAATGATATTGGAGTTTTGGAAAGGTCCAGATGAACCGAACTCTGGTTGGGTACACGTATCGTACAAAAAAGAAGGAAATAGAAAAGAACTATTGAGAGCTTTTAGAAATCAATTTGGTAAGACACAATACGAGAAGTACGAATACTGAACGCCTGACGAACTTAATAATATGTATATGAAAAAGGGCATTTAAGGGTTGACAAACGCCCTATATTATGATATATTATGGAATACAATAAATGAAGGTGAAATATTATGGCAAAAAAAGAATTTAAATTTATAGATTTAGACAAGACATTACTTCCTAAAACCAAAGGTATGAAAGTAGATGGTTTTAGATTTTACAATATAGACGGTAAAAATTATCCATCAGTTACAACAGTATTAGGCCAACTTAAAAAAGATGGTTTACAAAAATGGCGTGACAGTATTGGTGAGAAAGTTGCTCAATGGGAAATGGGTAGAGCAGCTCGTAGAGGTAAAGCTACTCACACTTTAGTAGAACAATATATTAAGAACGAAACACCATCAATCCGTGATGTGTTACCATTAGGTTTATTCAAACTATTAAAACCTTACATAGATCAAATAGATAACATACATTTACTAGAGGCAATTATGTATAGTAAAAAACTTACAATTGCTGGTCAAGTGGACTGTGTTGCTGAATACAATGGTAAACTATCTGTAATTGATTTTAAAACGGCCAACAAACAAAGAGAAGAAAGTTGGATTGATAATTACTTTATGCAAACTACAGCATATGCTCATATGTATGAAGAAACATTTGGTACACCAATAGAACAAGTGGTTATTTTATTAGCAAGTGAAGATGGTACTTCACAATGTTTTATCAAAGAAAAGAAAGATTACGAACAAGACCTTATGAAGGCAATTGATGGCTTTTATAAATATTATGAAGAATTAAACAAAGATAAAATAAGCAAGTAGATCAAAAAGGTGGCCTCGTTTTATCAGCAAGGAGGCTATGAAGAAATTAATTTTAAGTTTTATATTAAGTTTATTTGTTTTTTCTGTTAATGCTGACCATTCAGACGATTATGGTGATTATTATTTTCAACAAATACCAGCTTTGTGTTCAACACCAGAAAAAATAGAAAACTATCTAAAACATTATAAGTTTAAACCAGTAAGTATATCATTGGGTAGAGAAGGAATGGTAGAAGGTGGTCAACCTGTTTTTATGATAACTTATTATATATCTGAAGACGGTACTCAAACATCAGCAACTATTGATGTACCAAGTGGCGCTGAAAGATGTATATTATTTCATACATTTGATTTAACAGAAGCGCCAAAATAACATTGACAATTTAAGACCATTATGTTATATTGGTAATGGTTATAACTATGGGGGTGAACGCTAGTGGTAGTAACCCCCATTTATGAAAGGTGTGAAATGAACAGTAAAGAATTTAGTTTAAAAATTGAAAGTCTAGTCAAAGAAAAAAGGTGTTCTCATATGGACGCCGTGCTATTATTTTGTGAAGAAAACGAAATAGATCCAGGCACAGTATCAAAACTTATTTCAAAATCATTAAAAGAAAAAATCAAATTAGAAGCAACCAATAAGAGGATGTTAAAGTATCCGAAGTGTGGCCAATTGCCTATTTAATTTATGTATGGAGGGTTTGATGTATTTAAAGTTTATTTGGGTGTTAAACTACATTTTACCACAAAAAATTATGACTATATACAATATGGTGGAAAAGTCAACTGTAAACTTGAAACATTTACCAAAAGAAATGATAGATACTTCTTTCACAAACTGAGCAAACAATATGGACAAAATGATATACTTGATTTCTTTGTTGCTAACTTTGCTACAGATAGCAAGGGATGGGTTGGTAATCTTTTACAAAGAGATGGTAGAGATGTTTACTTGGATTATAAAAAGCGTAAAGAAGCATTTGCCTACCATTTTAGGGCTGATTGCGTACGGATTAGTGATGACTTTATTCGGAATAATATTCGTTTTGATGATGGTTTCGTTTGCCATAATGGACAACATCCACGACTTTTACGTTTACTTATTCAAAAAAGAGCGGCTCAGCAGACCATCATTGTGCTTGACCAAATCTTATCGTTTAGTAAGAATTGGAATAAAAAAATTACCGAGAAAGTTGTATGGCCTAAAATCTCATCTACGCTTACCAGACTAAAACCTTTTATTCGGTTTAATGAAACAGAATGTAAACTGATTATGAAAGATGTATTTGTAAACAAATGAAAAGAGTATTTTGTATTGGAAATGGTGAAAGCCGTAGAAGTATAGATTTAAGACAGTTAAGAGAACACGGTAAGATATATGGTTGTAATGCCCTATATAGAGATTTTACACCAGATGTATTAGTAGCTGTAGACCAAGGTATAATGCACGAAATATATCATAGTGATTACCCATATGAAAATGAATGTTATTTTAGAAACTGGTCAAAAGTACCTGCTGAACTATATGAAAATATGATTAAGTCTGGTGTAAGTGAAGATGATATAAAATTGGCAAGAGAAGAAGGCGCCTTTTATGAAAATAAAAGAACACCAGAAACAAATCATTTTGTAATGCACGGTTCAAGTGTGGCTGGTGCTGTGAACATAATTAAAAAAGATAAATCAAAACAAAAAAAACACGTACAACAAAAAACAATTAAGATTTCTTGGATAAAAGATAATGATAAGTCAAATTGTATAAATGACATATTAGATAAAAAGAAAGATCCAGGTTGGGCAGCTGGTCCTACTTCAGGTTATATTGCCTGTGTCAAAGAACAACCTGATGAAATTTATCTAGTTGGCCACGATTTGAATAGTACAACTGGTAAAGTCAACAATATGTACAAAGGCACAGACAATTATGTTGTGGCAGATCACTCACCTACACCAAGTGTCAATTGGGTACAACAATGGAAACAGACATTTTGGGACTTTAATGGTAGAAACACACATAAAAAGATACAATTTTACAAGGTCAACCCTAATTTAAGAGATATGAATGAAGTTAATAAACCTGTATTAGAATGGGATGGTACGGTCATAAACCTAAAATATATTGATATGGCTGAATTTAAAAAGAGATTTAATATCAAATGAGCATTGACTTTTTAGTCAAAGTGTGTTATATTATACAGAATATGTTAAAACAATTAAAGATTCGAACTTTGATTGGCCTTGTGGCTGAACAACGCTTAAGCGGGTGTAAGGCGAGGGTAGTGAGGGTTACGGCCTAGTGGCTGAAGACACACTATTTTGCTGTGAGTACAGACCATCTAAAATTAGATTGGACGCTTCTGGAAAGCTTGTGGGTAAACCAATAAGTCCCACCAGGTACATATTAAGAGGTAATTATGTTTGATAAAATAATGTATAGAATTTTAGGAGCTATTGATGATTTCTTTTCTAGCATTGAAAACTTTTTTACAAAGAAAAATAAAAAAAAAACAAGAACTCTTATAAATAAAAATGAAGGCGATTAAACAGCCTACACAAATACAACGAATACAAAGTAATAAGGAGAAAATATGGACTTTGAAACATTAAAAAGCTCGTCAAGTAATTTTGACAAACTTACAAAAGCACTAGAGCAAAATCTTGCTCCAGAAGATCAATCAAATAAAAACAAATACCAAGACGACAGATTTTGGAAACCAGAGTTAGATAAAACTGGTAACGGTTATGCTGTTATTAGATTTTTGCCGGCAGTTGAGGGTGAAGATTTACCTTGGCAAAGAATTTGGTCACACGCTTTCCAAGACAAAGGTGGCTGGTATATTGAGAACTCACTAACAACACTAGGCCAAAAAGATCCTGTGTCAGAAGAAAATACAAGACTATGGAATACAGGTTTAGATAGTGATAAAGAGATAGCAAGAAAAAGAAAAAGAAAATTATCTTACTACTCTAATATATTAGTTGTTTCAGACCCTAAACATCCAGAAAATGAGGGTAAAGTATTTTTATTTAAATTTGGTAAAAAGATATTTGATAAGATTACTGAAGCGATGCAACCAGCATTTGATGATGAACAACCAATTAACCCATTTGATTTTTGGAAAGGTGCTAACTTTAAACTAAAAATCAGAAAAGTTGATGGTTATTGGAACTATGACAAGTCTGAATTTGAAGGCGTGTCAACTCTTGCTGAAAGTGATGACAAGATTAAAGAAATCTGGTCAAAACAATATGCTCTTAAACCTTTCCTTGACCCTAGTAATTTTAAAACCTATGATGAACTTAAAGAGAAACTGAATAGGGTAATTACGGGTGATAGAAACGCTAGTACCGTTGAAAATGCAAACCTCCCGCCAAAAACCAACGATACAGCGAAAAGCACACCAGTTAGTGCTCAACCAGAAGCTAGTGATGATGACGATACGTTATCTTACTTTAGTAAATTAGCTGAGGAAGAGTAATCTATCTCTCTCATAACTGAATGCTTAAGAGGCCGTTAGAAATAACGGCCTCTTTTTTTATTTTCAGCGTATAAATATTGTTATGGCAAATATACTAGATCCACTTGTAGATAAGCAAGGTGGCATAAGAAAATCAGCAGCTTGGTATAGAAGTAATGTAGCTTCTATCGCTGATAGAGTGACGGCCAGAAAGTTAATGAATCAAGGTAAGTTAATTGGTAGACCTAGTGCTGGTAGATTAAATATGTTCTTTTATGACCCTAAAACAAAACAGAAACTACCATATTATGACACTTTTCCACTAGTCTTACCACTTGAACCAATTAAAGGTGGTTTTTTAGGTTTAAATTTTCACTATTTACCATATTTGTTAAGATTTAACTTATTACAAAGATTACAAAAATTTGCTGATGGTGGTATGAAATCAACTACAAAGTTTGAAGCGAATTATGATGATGTTAAAGGAATTAATTTAGTAAAACCAACAATTAAAAAATATTTGTATAGTCACGTGAGATCACAGTTTTTAAAAATAGATTTTGATGAGGCAGCTTTGGCTGTTTATCTACCTGTACAACAATTTAAGAAAGCAGGAACAAATAAAGTTTATTCTGATAGTAGGAGAATGATTTAATGAAAACAATTAAAAAAATTATAGCAAAAATATTTGGCATAAAACAATGTCAATGTAAAGGTAAATAATGGCGATTTTAAAAGGCGGCCGAAGAATAGGAAATTTTGATATTAGACTTGGTTTACCTAGGGATAAGTCTTTAGATAATGTTGAAAGTGATCCTAGAATTGGTAGAGAAGCAGGTCCATCAGGTGAAAGAATTGTAAATACAGCAGAAGCTAGAATTGCTCAAGCGGCTAAAGGTGCTAAATCAGCAAGAGTACAAAGAGGTTCAGATTTAACAGGTGATGATAGTAAAAAAACAAGACGACAAGGAGAAACAACAATAGGCAGATTTTTAGCGATGGTCGGCCAAGGTGAGGGTTTTGCTTTTACAAATAGATTTATTGTTCAAATTAATTTACCAAATAGTTTACTTTTTGATTCAAATAGTGGTGAAACAAGTGTAGTTGCTCCTAATGAATTAACATCATCTACAATGGTAAGAACCGTTAATGCTATGTGTAACAAGGCAGAATTTCCTAGTAGAGATATAGAATCAACAGAATACATAACTTATGGTCCTCAAAGAAAAATGCCAACATCATACACTTTTCCTGGTCAAATAGAAATGAGTTTTTATGGCGACAAATATTTAAGACAAAGATCATTTTTTGAAAACTGGCAAAAGGCTATGTTTGATATAGATAGCCACAATATGAATTACTATGATAATTATGTTGGTACAATTGATATTTACCAATTAGGTAATTCAGTTGAAACAATAGAGTCAGGTGGTGATGATATAGCAGGCAAGGCCGAAGTTGCTACACAAATTACATATGCTGTTAGATTGTTTGAAGTTTATCCTGAAACAATTGGTACTGCCTCTTTAGAATATAGTAATACGGCGACAGTACACAATTTACCAATCACGTTTGCTTATAGAACTTGGAGAAACTTGACACTTGATGGTATGCCAGGAGTTGGATTTGGTTCAACAGAAAAACCAGAATTTGAAGGCATAGGAGATAATATGAATATAGGTCAAGGTGGTGAAGGACAGTTTTTACCAACGTCACAAATATATTCAGTTAATCCTTTGGCAGGTAAAAAGAAATCACTTATTAAAAAACCTAGTGGGTTTTTAAGTAAACTACCTCCTGAATTAAGAAGAGCAGGACGTGATGTAGTAAATCAAGTTAAGAGAGGTTTACCAATCGGTAGAATAACAGGTGGAAGAGTATTTCCACCATTTTTATAATTAAAATAGAAGGAGTAAATTATGGCTTTACCAAAAATTGAGGCGCCAAGATATGAGTTGACACTTCCCTCTAAAGATCAAAAAATAGAATATAGACCTTTTTTAGTAAAAGAAGAAAAAGTTTTATTATTGGCTTTAGAAGATGGTGGACAACAAGCACTTATTCGTGCTGTAAAAGATATTGTAAAATCTTGTACATTTAATACTATTGATGTAGAAAACTCTCCACTATTTGACCTTGAATATGTATTTTTACAAATACGAGCAAAGTCAGTAGGTGAGATTTCAAAATTAAAAGTATTATGTCCTGATGACAATGAAACTTATGCTGATGTTGATATTGACTTAACTAAAATAGAGGTTCAAGTTGATGAAGAACATTCAAATGAGATTGTTATTGATAAAGATAAGAAAATAGGAATATTTTTAAGATATCCTAGTATTGATGATGTTGAGGAAATTAAAGACTTAACAGCGGCCGATACAGCAGACTTATTTAATATAATGGCAAGAGGTATTGATACAATATATTATGGTGAAAAAACATATACTGGTTCTGATTACACTAAAGAGGAGATGAACGAATTTTTAGAAAATTTAGATGCTCAAATATTAAATAAAATTAAGAGATTTTATGATACGGCACCTAAATTGACAAAAGAGGTAGAAGTTGTAAATCCAAAGACCAATGTTAAAAGTAAGGTAACATTGGAAGGATTATACGATTTTTTCGGATAGCCCTCTCACACGATAGTTTACAAAACTATTTTGAAACTAACTTTGCTTTGATGCAACATCATAAATATTCATTGACGGAGTTAGAAAATATGTTGCCTTGGGAGAGGGAGGTGTATATCAATCTGTTGGTCGCTCATCTAAAAGAAGAGCGTGATAAAAGAAAAAGGGAGATGAAGTAATGGAAGAGAGTATTACAGTACCATCTGATAAAAAAGAGGTATCAAAAAAAGTAAACGTAGAATTAGAAGTTGACACATCTGTAAAAGATTTAGGACCTAATCCATACGCTAAATTAATTCATTTGGCAAGAGCAGTAGATAGTTGGAGAATATTTCCAAGAGTGTTTATATCTACATACATTTATCTATTATATAAAGTAGTAATTTGGTATATGAATTTATCAAGTCCTACTATGGAACAATCAGGCTTAGTATCAATCGTAGTTGGTGCTGGAGCGGCTTGGTTTGGTCTATACACAGGTAGTAGAGCAAAATCAGATAAGAAATAATTAAATGCCCGAACAATATGTACTAAAAGACGAATTAGCAAAAGAAGTAGTTAAGTCTATGAAACCTAATTTAGGTGGTAGACGTGTTATGGGTAATAAAGATAGTTTAGATATTGAAATTAAAGAAAATAAAATATTATCTGATTTAAAAGAAAATAGTTTAAAACAAAACAATCATTTACAAAAAATATCTTATTCAATGTCTGCTATGGTAGGTTTTGAAAGAGATAAACAGCGTAGAGCTAAAGATCAACAAACTGAATTAGCCAGAGAACTAAAAAAAACTATGGCAAGAGGTGGTGCTATGGGTCCTAGTGGTGTAACAGGCTCACCTAAAACAATGAGTGGTGAAGGTGGTGGAATGGGGATTATGGGTAAAGCATTAGCATTTTTAGGACTAGGTACTGCTGGAACTGCTGGTGCTAAACAATTACTAAAATTAAGAGGTTCAAAATTAGGTGGAGGTACTGAAAGATTTTTTGGTGTAAATAAAGGTTATGACCCTAGAGCTGCTAAAAAATTAGGTGTAGGTGGTACAGCAAAAGCATTAGGAAAAAGAAGTTTAGGAGGTTTATCAAAAATGGCTACAGGTAAAGCTGGTGTCTTATCTGCTCTATTTGCTATACCATCTTTGATGTTAGATTATTCTGATATGAAAAAATCACAAGCTGAAGGTGATGATTACGGCGCTAGTGAGGCACAAGAAAGTATGGTAGGAACAGGAGGTGCTGTAGCTGGATCTCTTGCTGGAGCGGCTACTGGTGCTGCTATTGGTTCTGTTGTTCCTGTAATAGGTACGGCAATCGGTGGTTTAATAGGTGGTTTAATAGGTGGTTTTGGTGGTTCTAAATTAGGTAAAGGATTATTTAAAACTAAAGCAGAAAAAGAAGCAGAAGCGGCTAAAAAGAAAAAAAATGAAGAAGAACTGGCTAAAAAATATAATTACGATAAACTTAATCCTAAAGATTTAAGTAAAGAAGCTGAGAAAGCACCTGAAATGAAAGAGGCCAAAAAAGGCATTGATATGACTAAAAAACCTGATTTATCAGCTACAGCAAAAGTTGAGGGTGGAAAAGTTACAGGTGTTGAAGGAGATATGGCTTCAATATTAGCGGTAGAGAGATTGAAATTAGGAAAAACTAAAGCAGGACAAAAATCAAGTGCTGATTTTGATAAAATGATGTTTGGTGATACTTTTGCTGGTCAAAGTAGAGAATTAAAAGAGGGTGAAGGAGCTAGAAGTACCGAAGATATTATTGAAAAAGATGGTAAGAAATTTGCTGTATCAAAAACTAGTCAAATTAATTTAAATGATGCCGAACAAGAAATTGCTAAAAATGGTTATATGAAGTTATATAACGATATATTTGGATATTACTATGAATTATATAAAAATAAAGACTTTCAAAAATTATTAAAAAATGATCCTGATAAAGCTAAAGACGCTGAAAAGATAATATTTGATAAAGTACAAGATCAAATATTTGGCAGAGGTAGAAATTTAGGATTTGCTTCAGCAGCATATTTTAATGGTATGATTAGAAATAATAAAGCAAGTGAGATTATTAATAGAGCACAACAAAACGCTTATGCTGATGCTAAAAAAATAGGAACCGAAGAAGCAGGTAAAACAATGTTTGATAAAGTTAAAGGTTTCTTCAAAGGTTTTCAAGGAGAAGAGGCAGGCACAGCAGGCGATATTGCTGGAGAAGCTGCTATGGAAAATGCTGCTGGCGATCAGACTGAAACACAAAAACCAGGCGATAAGAAAAGTATATTTTCTAAATTTAAAACAGTATTGAGAGGTTTAGCAAAAGTTAGTCCTATATCGGCTGCTACTATGGCAATTATGGATAAAAATAAAATGCCTGAAGAAAATGCTCAATTCGGTGATATACCAACAGAAACAAAACCTAAAACAAGAGCAGATATAGCAAAAGATAGAATGATGAATATGGTTTTAAATCCTGAAGATGGTAAATATTACCCACCAGATTCACCAGTTTTGAACAAGTTTAAACCAAATGATTTGAGAAGTGTAAAAGACATATTAGATTCAGGTCAATCAACACAGGCCGCTTCTGCTATGGCAGTATCAAATAACAATGTCAATAATGTAAGTAATAATAGTAATCAAAATATTTACACAGGTAAATTAAATGTTGATGTTGACAACTATGCTGAGAGAGTAAACGACTTTTAGTAAATACCTAATTCTTTTTCAGTAAAGATTTTAAATTCTAAACCATTATCATTACAATAGACATCAGCGGCTTGCCATTTAGCCACATTTTTGATATACTCTAAACTCTCCCTCATAAATGCCTTTGATTTTTTTAGTTTGGGTGTAGGTTTTTTAGTTTGTGCTGATGGTTTTATCTCTATCATATAACGCTTGCCTTTTTTGGTTTTTATGATAAAGTCAGGATAGTAACGGTGAACTTTACGATCAAGTGGATTAACATATGGTATAGCTAATTCTTCACTTGCCCAATATATAATATCCTCATTTTTATCACAATAGACCATAAACTTACGCTCCCAATTTGAACGATAGACTATTCTTGTATGGTCGCCAGCGTATTTGCTAGGGTTGGTGGGTCTGTAAATACCCTTATATGTTGCTCTCTTTTTCATTATAAATATTACTAACAAAGGTTATTTATGGCGAACATACCACTACAACAATTTAGAGCTAATAGATTATTAAATTCTAAATCTAATAATTCTACAGGTAAATTTGTTGATTCTATTACAAATACATCAGCAACAGAAATTACAGATTCAATACAAGAATCAATGAAAAAAGATCCATTGAAATTTGCTGGATTAAGATATCCATTAGATATTGGTAGTGAGGGTTTAGGTCACTATGTTATATTTTATTGTATATCAAATAATTTTGGTAGTGGTACTTCTAGTGACAAAGTAATGGCGGCTAGAGTGGGTTTGGCAAAACCAATTATTGGTCGTGGAGGAGGCGGTAGAGATACAGGTGATCCAGAAATAAAAGATTTAAGGGTTAATCAACAAGGTGTAAATCCAGGATCTCTAAAATCAAACAATAGTGTAATATCAAAATTTCCAACACATAGCGTATCAACAGGTGCTATCGCATTGTATTTACCTCCAGGAGTTAAAGTTAGTTATGGAATGACATATGATACAGAACCTACAGACTTATCAGGACAATTATTAGGAACTATAGGTGAAGCTAAAAACGCTACAGGCGCTTTTGAAAAATTTAAAACATTAGCTGGTGGTGCTGTAGGTGGTGCGGCTACTGAATTGGGTAAAGCAGTTGGTGATTTATTTGGTAATGCTTCAATAGGTGATCCTGTAAAATTAGGTTCAAAGGCATTAGGTATTGCTATTAACCCACACGAAGAACAATTTTTTAATAAACCAAATTTTAGATCATTTAATTATACATTTACATTTTTCCCTAAAAGTGAAGATGAAATGGAAATGGTACATAACATTATATGGTTATTTAAATATCATATGCATCCAGGCTATGACGCTTCATCTGTAGGTGGAAGAGTTTTTAAAGTGCCTTCAGAATTTGAAATATTTTATTATTACAAAAATAATATAAACGATTTTTTAAATAAAATTACAAGAAGTGTATTAGAAACTATGGACGTAACATATGGACCTGAAGGTAAGTTTAGCTCGTTTAATGAATACATTATGAATACAGGTTTAGGAGAAACTATAAAGGGTGCTCCGCCTGTACAGACAAATTTAACTTTAGCGTTTAAAGAAACTACATTTATTACTAAATCAGATATTGAAAGAGGTCACTAATGGCATATTTTGAAAAGTTTCCTAAAATACTATACGACATAGACAACACAAAGAACTATAAACTTGTAACAGATATATTAAGACGAGTTAAAGTAAAAGAGTCAATTAGAGATAATGTCGAATTATTTGACAAATATGATGTAGATAGTGGTGATTCACCTGAAACAATTGCCTACAAGATATATGGATCAGTTAGATATTATTATGTTATACTATTATTGAATAATATAAAAGATAGATACTATGACTGGCCGTTATCATATCAAGCATTTGAGTCATATGTAAAAGACAAATATGCCAACCCGAGTGGTATTCATCATTATGAAATAACACAATCAAGTGGTACAACAACATCAAATGGTCCTGATGACTATGATTATTTAATAGAAGTCAATAGCACACAACCAGGAGCAGTTGCTGTCACTAATTATGAATACGAACAAAGATTACAAGATAAGAAAAGACAAATTAAATTATTAAAACCAGGTTTTTTAAGAGCATTTGAAACAGAATTTGAAAAACTAGTTAGAGTATAAAATGGCAGTTGATGAAAAGAATCCTAATATTATAGAACAGGCCGGTGATTACAATTTAGAAATTTGTAATATACTATCTTATAGACGTAATGATGAGGAAGGTGTAAACTATGAGATGGATTTAGTGTCTGGTGGTGTTATACAATTTTTAGAATTAAAAGAAGACATATTAAGCAATTCAATACTTGGTTCAGTAACAGTATATGATGCACAAGATATACGAACAATACTGCCAATAACAGGTTTAGAAAAGTTAGAACTTAAATTTAATACTCCAGGTCTGCCAGGCTATAACAATGTAAGAGGTGAGGGTTTTCCATTTCAGATATACAAAATAGAAAAAGTAGAAGTAGATCAAACCAATCCTAGAGCACAACGGTATAGAATATTATTTTGTTCGCCAGAGGCGTACAGAAACAGTATTACAAGAGTCAGTCAGGCGTACGCAGGACCAGTAGAGAACGGCGTAAACTCAATATTACGTGACCCATTATATCTAAACTCTAAAAAAAGATTTTTTATTGAACCCACAAACACCAACACAAAGATTGTTGTACCTAATTTTAAACCTTTTAGAGCAATACAACTATTAGGCAAAGACGCCATATCACAGAAATACAACAACGCAGGTTATTTCTTTTACGAAACAACAGACGGTTATCACTTTAGAAGTTTAGAGTCAATGATTGCTTCGGGTGGTAATATGCCACGACCTATTAAGTTTAATTACTATTATCAAATTGCCAACTCAAATACAGACAAGAACGTAAAAGATGTAGAAATGGATATGAAAGGTGTGATTAAGTACGAGTTTGAACGACCAGTCAATATGTTAGAAAATGTCAACAAGGGTTTATATGCCTCTAAATTGTTTACACACGACACATTTTACAAGACATACGAAGAAAAGAACTATGACTACTTTGCAGACTTTAAAAACCATTTTCATTTAGAATTTGATAGTGGCGGTGAAAAGGCAAGATTTAAGGGCGTACTACCTATACACCCATACGAAGATACAAGAAAAGACTTTGGACAACATTCAGACGCCAGAGTAATGGTTGAGTCAAACACAAGTAAAATACACAATGATTATGAAATTATAGATCCAAAAGTCACAGTACAACAAAAGAACTCACAAAGACTGGCTATGAACAATATTAATCTATCTCTACAAGTGTTTGGTAATACTGCCATCAACGCCGGAGATGTCATTACCTTTGATATACCTCTTATGCGACCACTTATAGAAGAAGGCGACACACAAGAGTCTAATCCTTTTTATTCTGGCCGATACTTGGTAATGGCAGTAAAACATATTATTAATCCAACACTATTAAGACACGAAATGGTACTAAAGTGTATGAAAGATAGTGTAAACACCGAGTTTGTTGCCGAAACCACAGAATTTACACCTACATTAAAGGATTTTACAAGAAAAGTAGAAAACATCTACGAAATAGATCAAAACTATTACAACGAGAGTATAGGAGATGGATTTTAGAGAGGTATAGAGAATAAGAGAGTTTCCGACGCTTCCGAGCGCTGTGGAGCAGGCCACCAATCAACATATGAGTATATGGCCTACAATATAACACAAATGAAAGTGAAAGGCAAGTAAATAAAGACAATGAACAAATTATATAACAAGATAAGAACTTCATACGGCCACCTCTCCGATAGACTGATAGAGGAATATGATAGAAGACAATATATGAGGTTCTACAAGGGTAAACTAGAAGGCCACGAAGCTAAAGTCAGTCTGGCGACTGCCTGTTTCTATATGGGACAAGGGTTTGGGTATATACGAGGCCTTATAAGTGGTATAAGTAATAGAATAGGCCATTTGCGTACAGTACGAAGAAATAGGTTAAAATAGCGTATAGTGAGTGAATTAAAAGGCGACAATTATCGGTAAAAATAAAAATGATTACAGACAAAAATTTTCTAGGCCGTAACGGTTTCATCTGGTTCAATGGCGTAGTTGAAGACAGGCAAGACCCTCAATACACTGGCCGTGTGCGTGTACGTTGTATTGGTTATCATACACAAGACAAGATTAAATTACCAACGGCCGATTTACCTTGGGCAACTTGTTTGTTACCTACTACATCAGCCGGCATATCAGGAATTGGCCAATCACCTTCGGCCTTTGTTGAAGGTAGTTGGGTGTTTGGATATTTTAGAGATGAAGACTTACAAGAGCCTATAGTGTTAGGTAGTTTACCTGGCAGGCCGTCTTTATTGGGAAATCCAAATAAGGGGTTTAATGACCCAAATCCAAGGCCAGATGACGAAACAAAGTCGGTCTATCCACGAGAGGTAGATGAGCCAGATACCAATAGGTTGGCCGTTAATAATCCAGACAAAGAGGCAGCGTCATTGACGACACGAAAGGCCGATAGGATTACCAATATTGTAGGAGTAAATAATACTTGGTCACAACCTGAAATTGATTATGCGGCCGTTTATCCATACAATCACGTTTACGAAAGTGAGTCTGGCCATATAATGGAATTTGATGATACGGACACCAAAGAACGAATACACCTACGTCACAAGTCAGGCACTTCTATTGAAATGACAGCAAACGGTGATACCATTGAAATAATAAAAAACGACAAGTACATCTTAATCACCAACGACAACAAGGTCTATATACAAGGCGACAAAGATGTCATAGTTAACGGCGACTACGACTTAAAGATAAACGGCAATCTAAACGTGGCCGTAGCAGGTAATAAAACAGAAACCATAAGTGGTACAAAGACAAGTAACACAACTGGAGCAGTAATACATACAGGCTCTACAATAGACTTAAACCCTTAGCTTATATATGGCCGTGTTTTTTATGGCTCGAAAACCTGTGGTGGAAAAGTGCTTATGCAAACTGGAGCGGCTTGCTAAACTATAAATGTAATAAAGATGTTAATAGATATATTGGAGGCCATATTTAAATGGCCACCTTGTAGAGTTTCTATATCTTATACATAGTGGTGTTGAACCATCAGGAAAAGCTTAGAGTCCAGCTAGACAACTTAATACACTTCCTTTTATAGAAAAAACCCCTCGGATAAAAATACACGTAGGAAGACGACTTTATCTCCTAAATATTAAAGTAATATTATTCTACATTCCCCTTAACAACTGGCCTGTTACTTACAAAGGACATACTACTATGGCAAAATGGCCTAAGAGTTTTACTCTACCTTATCTAAAAAAGAAGGCACCAAAGATACCTGATTACACTTGTATTCAAATAGATGATATAATAGAAAAGTTAGAACATTTACAACAAAATGATAAACGACTTACAAAGGCACAAGTTACACGGTTACGTAATAGTCTGGAGAAGTTACGTAGTTCTAACAATAAACTACGACAAAGTGGTATATTCTGGTATGAAAACATTAAAAAGATACTATTAAGAATTAAGCCTTAGAGGCCACTTAACCACCGGAAACTCGGAAAAAATCTCTTGCCATTCTATAAATATTGAAGTATAAAGAGAGAGAATTATGGCGTCAATCGTAGAAAATAAAAAGTATGGTGAAAACCATAGAGTTATATTAAAAGATAAGCCTGTAAATAGTGCCTTGTTTAAAAAAGAGGGTTATGTGCCAGGTAAATCTGTGTTTTTAATTATACGTAGAAAAGTTAAGGCCAATAAGTTTATAGAATTGGCCAAAGGCAATAAATCCATTGTACTTAAAGATAGTAAAAATAAGATTGTGTTAATTGAAGGATCTGAAAGTTCTATTAACGGTTCATTTAATCACTATACGGCCAACGCCAAATCAAAAACCAATGTATTGACTGAAATAAAAGAATTAGTATCAATGCATCTATTTGAAAGTTATATTGAAACAGGCCGTACTTTAAAAGAGGAACAAGTTAAATCAATGGTGGGAAAAATTAAAGGTGTGTATGAAACATTGTTTGATAGTTTTTATTATGAAAGTGCTTTAAAGCAATTAAATGAATTAAAAAAGTATAAACTAAAAAAAGGTTATCATTACGAAAGACAAAAAGGTCCAATGACCAATGAGTTATATAAACTAGCTCGTGGGTTAACGGGTAAATTAGATGATAACTGGAATCCAGGTGATGTATGGATGATACGTAAAAATTATAATATGAAACCTTTATTAAATTCTAAATCGGCCAATGAGTTAAATGGTGAATTAACAAAGGCCTTTAAAAAAAGAGATGTTATTCCTATTTCACTTAAACAAGTAGAAAAGCCAAGAGCAACTTCTTCTATTATTGACCCGAGTAAATTAATGACACAAAAGTTAGATTTAGATTTAAAGTTTGATAGAGTGGATTTATCAGAAAGTTTTAATAATTTTATTGTTATAACTAAATCTGGTTTTGCTGTTCGTGTGGGTTTTAAGGCAAGTGCTACTACATTAAACGTTTCATTAGAAGGCCGTTTTATTGGTGCTGGTTTTCAAACAGGCGCCGTTGATGCTAAGGCTTATACAAAATATGTAGATGAAGAATATAATTACAAATTAAGAGGTGGTGGTGTAAATCAATCAAGTTATAGTGTAGCACAAAGAGAATTAAAAGAAATGTTTAGTAAGTATAAACGATTGTCAAATACAATTGAAAACTATGATGAGGCCATACGATTGTTTAAAAGAGGTGACAAACTAGTACAAGATAGATTTGCCAACTTAATGAGTTATATGTATTCTTTTTTAATGAAACCAAAGTCTTTTGAAAATCATATGAAGTTTAATTACTTTACATCCAAAAAACTTACAACGGATAGTAGTATTTACCTTATCATACAATAGTATTAAACTTTTGTTACAATCACTTTTCTAGTTCTAAATATTTTTTAGATGAGGTCTTCATTTAAAAAACTAATCAAAAAGGTCAAAGAAATGGAATTAGGGAATCCTATAATCACTACCCTTGTAGGTCTAGTGGTATTTTATATTGGTTTGAAAATGTTTTCAGGTGGAATGAAATCAATGGGTAATTTAGATCACTTATCTTATTTTACACACAATACAGTTTATATGTTTTTTGGTGGTATCATTATGACATTACTTTGGCAATCATCATCACTATCAACGACAGCAATCATAGCTCTTGTTGCCTCTGGTGCCGTTCCATTACCAGCGGCCATAGCCGCCGTATTAGGGGCAAACATAGGTACAACAGGTACAATATGGATTGCTGGATTTTTAGTATCTGATGGAATACCACAAGGAATTACAAGACATATCGCTTTAGCACATACTGGTGTAAATTTGATAATGGCGTTTACATTACTTCCATTTGTCAAACAAATCGCAAACTTCTTATCAAAATTTTAACATTGACATTTATACAGATATGTGTTATATTCATATTAGATATGTTTTAGGCACATATCTGTTATAAATAATAATATACGTTCATCCTGAAACGGACGGAAGTAGGCAAATGCCGAAGGAACGCACCTAACTTTAAAAAGGAGGGTGTTATGGAAAGACATACAAGATTACTTACAGGTTATAGTAAGTCTAAAGAGCTTGAGAAAAAAACAAAAGCTTTGTTTAGTGCCAGAAAAGAAGTTGACATCAATGCTGGTGGAACATCTGGTTACATTGTTAAACACGGACCAAACAAAGATAAAGTCTTAGCTCACACAAAAGTTAAATCCACAAATAATTGGTAAGTGTATAAATAACTATACCACACCACGAGAGAGCGTAGCTCTCTCATAGAGAGGTGCTTACCTCCACACACAAGCACCTCTCACTTTAACAATCAACAACAAAGAAACTGGTACAGACGGATTGAATCGAACAATCAACCTCTGGTTCCACAAACCAGCGCTCTAACCAATTGAGCTACGTCTGCTTAAAAGAAATACGTGTAAACTAATCCTATAATAGTTACACTAGCTAAAACAACATTAGTTGTAATTAAGGCGGCTTCTTTCCACATAACTGAAACAGCCAACCATACAAAGCCACCTAATAAATTCATTAAAGGTCCATATGGATAGATATTAAGTGAATTAAGAGCGGCGCCGATAATTAATAGGCCTGTCGCTATCCATTTTAAATAATAATCTATTTTATATTTTTTTGTATTCAAAGTGTATCCAACTTTCTGTTTTCTCTTTTGAGTTTGTATATATTTTCATACCTGGTCCGTATTCATTATTACAGGCAAAGATGGCGGCATCCCAATCATTATCAAACTCTTTTAAAATCTTGCCGTCTTTTGTAACTTGATATTTTATCATCTGTAATAAATGGCAAAAGTATCAGCATAGGCCATATGAACATAATCCCTTGGCCGTCTATAACCTGGTTTTGAATTGCCTCTATATCTTATTCTTAAAGGTTTTACTTTTTTAGAAAACTCTTTAAACAAAGGCAGATACTTCATTGGTATGCCTTTGGCTATTCCTTTCTCTAAAGGGTGGCCTTTATATTTTTTAGCAATACTATTACTAACCTTTTTTAGTTTTTGGTAATAATCAGTATTCATAACTTTATCAGCGTACAACATTATGCTACCTCCAACATTGTCATTGGTACTCTATAGATTCTGCCTGATAAATCAACCAGACATTTACTATTCATAATTTTGGTAATTACACCAGGCGTCTTTTTAGTTTTTTGTACAACATTCACCTTTGTGCCAACCTTCATTTCGTTTTTAACTTTAGACTTGATTAATACATCAATCATAGCCTTGGTATCATTTAATTGAGTGATACTCATTTTGTTTAGTGTTTCTATCATCATAGTGTTTTCTCCTTTATTATTTTATTTTAAATATAATGGACCTGTCCATTGAATTGGATAGTTACCTGTTAATACATTTCCTCTTGGTGAGTTTAAAGCAGGAGCATTCCAACCAGCCGCTTTTAATATATCACCTTTTTTAAAATGTTTAAAGTCTTCTTTAGCAATAAAACAAAAAACACCAGTATCTTGTACAACTTTAATATACTTTTTACCGAATGAAACTCTTGTTTTCATATCCCAATTGTCAACTTGTTCTTTAGAATAACCAGTAAGTTCTTTGCCACCCATTGTTGACATTCTTACATAGTCTTGTTTAGCACCAGCCATTAAGTTTTTAATTCCTTCGTCTAGTGTATTTGCTGTTTTTTCTACTTTTATCATAGTTTAGTCTCCTTTTTTAAGTGTTAATATGGTTAGTATACCACAAATCATAGCAATTGTCAAGCAAATAAAAAATGCTGTCCAATTTTCGTTTCCAATACAGGCGCCACCACAATCTTCAATGGCGCCAGCAGCTAATATTAATGAAACAATAGTAGTAATAGATAAAATATTTGTCATTATGCTACTTTCTTTTCTTCTTTGTTAATAATATCAATATATTTTTGTATATCAATTGTTCTATACATAGATTGATTATAGATTGAAGATATTTTCATCACAGGTTTTTGACTAGAAATATATTTCTTCGTTCTATTGAAAGGTCTGATAGTTTCTTTCACAACATATGAAGGCGTAACACTATCATAATTAATGAAATAATAAGTTTTATTACTATCATTTTTCATTTTTGTTACTTTATTAACTAAATCATAATCATTTTTATCAATATACTTAATTGATTTTAAAAGTGATAATGATATATTGTGTTTGTTTTTTTCTTTTTTGTTTAACATTGTGTTTTCCTTTGTTTTTGTTGTCATTACTCGTCCAATATACCAGATAAATACATAAAAGTCAAGCAAAAAAAGCAAAAAAAATGAAGAAAAATCACATTTTTTTGTTATTTGTTCTTATTTTGTTCTCTTCCTGTGTTAAAAATGTTGAAAAATGTCGTTTTTTGCCAGGAGTTGAGCTAGAATCACAAAAAAAAGACGAATCACAAGAAAAAAAAGAAAATACCGAAGAAAAAATTAGAGATTTATTAAAAAACGGAAAACCGAAAGCAGAAATAAGCTGTAATTTTTAAGATAAATATTAATAATGACAAAAAAAATTCAGAAATGTCAAAATTGTGGGCACGATTGCCATTGTGGCGGCCATTGTATGAAAAATTATGATGGAAACGGTGAAATTTTGTGTTGTAGTTATTGCCGACACGAAAAAAATAATGATTTTGATGAAAATGAAGTAACATACGATTCAATGGATTATGATTCGTTTAATGGAGTATAAAAATGGCAAAAATGAGAGAGTTCTTATTTTGGAACGACAAAGGACAAGAAGAAAAAAACGAAAATACAAGTTTTAAGAAGGCCGTAAAGTCTATACAAGAAAAATTTAAAAATCAACTTGTTGGATTTGAGTATATTAGTAAAAAAGGCAAAAAGGTTGTAAGTTCAATTCAATTACCTCTTGGAAGAAAAAAGAAATTAGGTAAATAATGGCGAAATTATCAAAAGGTTTTGTAAAACACGAAAGAATGCCTAAAAAGACTTCACAAGGCACAAGTAAAAAAGTTAAAAAAAGTTCAATGAACAAACATAAAAAACGTTCATTTAAAGTTTATAACAAACAAGGTAAATAATGTTAACAGGTGAGTTTGTCATAAGAAGAAATGGCAAATTAGAGAAATATAATAAGTTTAATGATATACCAAGTAGTTTTGAACACGTAATATCATTTAAACCTGATTATCCACCTGAACCACATACCGAAGAACAACATAATCAAATGTCAAAGTTTGATGATTATTTAAAGGAGTTAATGACACGTGCCAGCGGTAACTAGAATAGGTGATGCAGATGTGGCTCATTGTTCAGGAATGACAAGAGCTGAAGGATCTCCAAACGTAAGAGTAAATAGTATTCCTGTTTCACGTCAAGGTGATAATAACACATCACATTTATTACCAGCAGCTGTGTGCCCACCTCATACAGCACCTATTGCTGTAGGTTCAACTACTGTTTTTATCAACGGTAAAGGTTGTGGAAGAGTTGGTGACGCTATATCTGGTTGTACTAGTGTGGCTGAAGGTTCTTCAAATGTTTTCGCTGGATAGTGTATAAATATTACTACTATGGCAAGTTATGACGCTTCAAGCACAAATAAGAGTAAAAGAAGTAACAAAATCTATTCAGATTTGGATTTAAACTTTACAAGAAATCCTGTTACAAATGATATACCTAAAGTTGAAGATGTTGACGCTGTAAAAAGAAGTGTTAAAAATTTGATACAAACTAATTTTTATGAGAGGCCTTTTCATCCAGAATTGGGTAGTGGAGTTAGAGGTCTACTTTTTGAAAATTTTACACCTATAACAGGTATATTTTTAAAAAGAAAAATTGAAGAAATTATTAAAAACTATGAACCTAGAGCTTCATTACAAAATGTAACTGTGGATGATGAACCTGATAAAAATAGATTAAAAGTTTCTATTTACTTTTATGTAGTGGCTACAAACGAACCAGTTGTTGTAACAACATTTTTAGAAAGATTAAGATAAAATGGCAAGTAATAAATTAACAGTTTCAGATTTAGATTTTGATTTAGTAAAACAAAATTTAAAAACATTTTTACAATCACAATCAGAATTTCAGGACTATGATTTTGAAGGATCAGGTTTTTCCATACTTTTAGATTTATTAGCTTACAATACACATTATCTAGGTTTTAATGCTAATATGTTAGCAAATGAAATGTACTTAGATAGTGCCGACATTCGAAAAAATATTGTGTCATTAGCAAAGATGTTAGGTTACACTCCTACTTCAGCAAAAGCTCCTTCAGCTTCATTAAATATTTTAGTCAATAATGCTTCAGGCGATTCCATTACAATGGCCAAAGGAACAGTTTTTACAACAAGTGTAAACGATACTTCTTATCAATTTGTTACTAATGCTTCTCACACACTAACGCCCACAAATGGTGTTTATCAGTTTTCTAATATTCCTGTTTTTGAAGGTACTTTAGTAACTTACAGATACACAGTTAATACATCCGATCCTGACCAGAGTTTTATAATACCTAGTAATAGAGCAGACACAACAACTTTAAAAGTACAAATTCAAAACTCATCATCTGATTCAACAACAGCGACATATACTTTAGCTACAGGTTTTACAAGTTTAGATTCAACAAGTAGAGTTTATTTTTTACAAGAAGTTGAAGATGGTAAGTTTGAAGTTTATTTTGGAGATGGTGTTATAGGCCGAGCATTAAGTGATGGTAATATTGTAATATTAGAATATATTGTTACAAATAAAACTGAAGCTAATGGTGCTTCAACTTTTGCTTTGTCAGGTGCTATTGAAACTTTTTCAGACGTTACAATTACTACAGTTTCAAGTGCTCAAGGTGGTGCTGAACCACAAAGTAAAGAGTCAATTCGATTTAATGCTCCTTTACAATATGCTAGACAAGATAGAGCAGTTACAACAGGTGATTATGAAACACTTGTACAAGAATTGTATCCTAATGCTCAATCAGTTTCAGCTTGGGGTGGCGAAGATGATGAAACGCCAATTTATGGTGTTGTAAAAATTGCTATTAAGGCCGCTTCAGGTTCTACTTTAACAGACGCAACTAAACAATCTATTGTAACACAATTAAAAAAATTCAATGTGGCTTCTGTAAGACCAGAAATTGTTGATCCAGAAATTACAAAAATACTTTTAACATCAAACATAAAGTATGATGAAAAGGCAACTACCAAAACAGCTGACACTTTAGAGTCTGAAGTTTTAACTGCTATTTCAAATTACAATAAAGACACATTACAAAAATTTGATGGTGTGTTTAGACATTCAAAAATTACAGGTTTAATAGATGATGCTGATACAAGTATTTTATCAAATGTCACAAGTTTAAAAATTAGAAAAACTCTTACACCGACTATTGGATCATCCACAAGATATGACATTTATTTCAGAAACGGTATTTTTAATCCACATACAGGTCACAAATCTGGTACAGGTGGTGTAATCACTACATCAGGATTTAAAGTGACAGGTGATACAACAAATGTTTATTACCTTGATGATGATGGACAAGGTAATGTAAGAAGATATTATCTTGTTTCTGGAATTAGAACATATGTAAATAATACACAAGGTACTGTTGACTATACAACAGGTCAAATTACAATTAACTCTTTAGATATTGCTTCAATAGAAAATATTAGAGGTTCTGCTTCGTCTGTAATAGAGGTTACAGTTGAGCCTGCTTCTTATGATATTGTTCCTGTAAGAGATCAGATTTTAGAAATAGATACAGCAAATTCAACAATCACAGTAGAGGCAGATACCTTTGTTGGAGGTTCCGCTGACGCTGGTGTAGGTTACACAGTAACATCTAATTACTAATGGCAACTTTTAAAGACAAAATATCAAAACTGATTAATAGTCAGGCTCCAGAGTTCGTTGTTGAACAACACCCTAAATTTTTAGAGTTTGTAAAAACATATTACACTTTTATGGAATCTGCCGAGTTAGATGTAACTTCGGTACAAACTACAGACGGTATTCAATTAGAAACAGAAACAGCACAAACAAATGCTTTGTTATTAGATGGTTCTCGTATTGATTCTGATAGAACACAATTAGACGCTGGTGATAAAATCATTTTAGAAAGTTCAGCCTTTGGTAAATTTACAAGAGGTGAAACTATCACAGGTCAAACTTCAGGCGCTACGACTACAGTTCTTGCTGAAGATTTAAATAATGGCCGCTTGTTTATTTCAGCACAAGATAAATTTATTATAGGCGAAACAGTATTAGGTGCTTCTTCAAACGCAAGCGCTGTTATTAATAACTACAGTCCAAATCCTGTAACTAATATACAAGAATTATTAAACTTTAGAGATCCCGATAAAGTTATTTCAAACTTTTTAACAAAATTTAGAAATGAATTTTTAAATACATTACCAGAAAATTTAAATGCTGGTGTTAATAAAAGAAACCTTATTAAAAATGTAAAATCACTTTATAAAGCAAAAGGTACTAATAGAGGCCACGAATTATTTTTTAGATTACTATTTAACGAAGATTCTGAAATATTTTATCCTAGAGAACAAATGTTACGTGTTTCTGACGGACAATGGGACACACAAAAAGTTTTAAGAGCTATATCAACGACTGGTAATACAATTAATTTAGTAGGTCGTACTATTACAGGCCAAACTTCAGGTGCAACTGCTATTGTTGAATCAGTAAAAAAACTTATTTTAGGTAATCAAATAATTTCTGAATTTGTTATTAATGATGGTTCTTATGATGGAACATTTTCTATAGGTGAAGAAATTAGAGGAACATTTTCAGACACAGACGATTATTTTATTAAAGCAAATATTACAGGTATACCCGGAACAAAAACAACAATTAATGATGGTAATCTTTACTCATATACAGATTTAATTTCTGTAAATGGAGGAGGGACTGGTGCTAGATTTTCTATAAATGATATTGGTTCTGGAGGTATTACTGAAATAATTGTTGATGACAGTGGTTTAGATTATTCTATGGGTGATAATTTAGTTTTTAATAATATAGGAACTCAAGGAGTTAATGCATCTGGATTTGTTTCAGTTGTCAATGGTGGATTTACGCAAGAAACTTCAACATCAACAACAGAAGATCATATTGTATTAGAAGATGAAACTACAAGTGATGATACATATTCAGGAAATAAAATAGTACAAGAAGAAGGAACTGGTGTAGGAGATATTACAGATGTTTATATAACAAATTCTGGTTCTGGATATATTTCTTTACCTCTAGTATCGATTACATCTTCATCTGGTGTAGGTGCAAAATTATTAACTTATGGATCTGAAATAGGAAGAATTATAGGAATAAAAACAAATGAATTAGGAGAAGGTTATGAAAATTCTCCATCACCTCCTACTTTAAGTTTTTATCAAAATTTAATTTTAACTACAGTAACAGGAAATTTTAACATAAATGACACAGTTACAGGTAGTTCTTCAGGTACTACGGGAACAATAGTTAACTATGATAGTGATAGAAATTTATTAAAACTTAAAAATGTAACAGGTAATTTTTCGATTGAAGAAACTATAACATCTTCAAGTGGCGGTAGTTCAGTTTTAAACAAATTAGATGTTGCAAATATTAGCGTAAACATTGTTTCTGTAGGTGATACAGACGGTAAGTTTTTAAACGAAGATGGATTTGTTTCTGAACAAACAATGAAGATACAAGATAGTTTATACTATCAGGACTTTTCTTATGTATTAAAAGTTGGTCAATCAATTAATAGTTGGCGTAATTCTTTTAAAAAGACAATGCACACCGCTGGTTTTTATTTTACAGGACAAGTTGATTTAACAAGTAGATTAAATTTACAAATTAAGAGAATTACTGGAATTAATTCTGGAATTACAGAAATTCTAAGAAATATTTTAACAAAATTATATTCTACAATTGTAGGAAGAAGATTAGGAACTGAAACTGATGGAACAACTTTAAGAACAAATCCTGAATTAGCTGTATCAGCAGATTTTGATACTAGTACTATTACTCCATTTGATAAAACAACAAGAGATGTTACCTTAAAAACACAACCTATAAATATAGATTATGTAAGTAGAGTGAGAAGAAATTTATCTAATTCATTGGGTGACTTAGTAAATGTAAGACAAGGATTTGCATACGCTGGACCAAGATTTGGTGTTTTAAATAAATTTGCTAATACTGCATTTGGAGTTACTGCAAACAATTCTTTTAGTAGTAGTGGTATTACTTTTCAAATATTAAATGATATTAAAGTTCAAGGAACTAGAACATCTTTAGACGGTTCAAACGCAATCTTTTTAATGACTTCCAATGAAGATGGAAGAAAACTTAAAACAAATTTTACTATACCTGCTCAGGTTGGTGTTATTTCACAATCAACAATGGATCAAACTTCCATAACATTTGATAACACTAATAATACAATGGATGCTGGATAGTATATAAATAGTAAGAGAGAGTTATGACAAAACAAACAATAAATATCGGAACTATACAAAATGATGGTACAGGTTCAACATTACGTGATGCTGGTGATCTAATTAATGATAATTTCAATGAAATTTATACAGCAATAGGTGATGGTACAACATTAAATTCAGATGTACTAACAGCATCATCTACACATACTTTAACAAACAAGTCAGGAAATATATCACAATGGACAAATGATACTGGCTATATAACTTCAGTTTCAGAAACAAATGATTTAACATCATCTGTTACTTGGGCAGATGTGCCTGATGTTAACATAACTCAAAGTTCAGTAACACAACACGAAGCTGCTTTATCTATAACTTCATCACAAATAAGTGATTTAGCAAGTTCTACAATATCATTTACAAATAAAACATTTGACGCAAATGGCACTGGTAACTCAATTTCAAATATAGAAGTTGCTGACTTAGCGTCTGGTGTTTTAGATACTGATTTAACTACAGTTTCATCATTACATAATACTCTTGCTTCAGCAAAAGCAATTAAAACTTATGTTGATACAATTGCTTCTGCTGGTATTCATTACCATGATCCTGTAAGAGTAGAAGCTATAACAAATCTAAACGCAACTTATAATAACGGTACTTCAGGTGTAGGTGCAACGTTAACAAACAATGGAACTTTAACAGCTATAATTATAGACGGTATTACTCTAAGTACAAACGATAGAGTTTTAGTTTACAATCAAACTAACGCTGTTCATAATGGTATTTACACAGTAACAACTGTTGGTGATGGAGCAACTGCTTGGGTACTTACAAGAGCAACTGATGCTGATAGTTATGGTGTTTCTGATCCTGATGCTTTAGGAGAAGGTGATGCTTTCTTTGTGAGTGAAGGTAACACTGGTGCTGGTGAATTGTATGTAATGAATACTGAAGGTACGATTACTTTTGGTACTACAAATATCAATTTCTCCCAAATTTCAACATTACCAGCTTTTACAGGTGGTGATGGTATAGATATTACAGGAACAATTTTTTCTGTAGATTATGATGATAATACAATCAATGTCAATTCAGGAGTATTGCAAGTTAAAAATGGTGGAATTACCTCAACTCAACTGAATGGTGCTGTAAATTTACAAATTTTAGACTCATCCGGAAGTGTCTTAAAATCATTATATGGAACAGGAACTTAATTTAAAACATTAAAAGAAAGTGTATAAATATACAATATAGAGAAAAATTATGCCAGCAATTATAACAAATAAGTTTAGATTAAATAATGCGGAACAATTTCATGAGTCTTTCTCAGAACCCGCAAATAACATATACTATCTAGGTATTGGAAGACCTCAGGCTTGGGGTACCTTAACTAGAGCTGATGGACGTACTGATTATGAGGGTACAGATTCAAATCCTACAACTCCTGGTGATACAGTAGTTAATGAATTTTATACATTTGATGAATTAACTGCGGCTAAAAGAATTACAGGATCAGATATTTCTTTTGTAATTCCAAGAAGAAACTGGACATCTGGTACAGTTTACGATATTTACAGACATGATTATGGAGAATATACAACTGGTTCTACTTCAACTAGAATAACATCTACTAGTGGTGCAATTACTTTATTCGATTCTACTTTTTATGTTTTGTCGTCAGATAGAAACGTTTATAAGTGTTTAGATAATAATAATGGTGCAACAGTCAATGATGAACCTACTGGAGTATCGACAACTCCTATTACAACTACAGACGGTTACATATGGAAATATATGTATACCTTATCTGCTGCTCAACAATCTAATTTTCTATCAACAGATTTTATGGCAATTCCTACAAATGCAAATGCAGGAACAGATCATTTAAACGTAATATCTAATGCTATTAATGGTGCAATAGATATTATTAAAATCAAATCTGCTGGTTCGGGTGGTACAAACGGAACATTTTCAAATATTCCAATAAGAGGTGATGGATCAGGCGGACTATGCGAAGTTGTAGTTTCGGGTGGTTTAGTATCTTCAGTAACCGTAACAACTGCTGGTGTAAATTATACATTTGCAACAGTAAGTAATGCTCAAATTGTTGCCGCTGGTGCTACAGGTTTATCTGGCGCTGAATTAGATGTAATCATTCCTCCAAAAGGTGGACATGGTGCAAATGCTTTAGAAGAATTGGGTGGTTTCTTTGTGATGTTAAATACTTCATTAGAAGGTAGTGAATCTGCAAATACAGGAGACTTTTCTGCTGTAAACGATTTTAGAAAAATTGTTTTGTTAAGAGATCCTACAAAAAATTCTTCTGCTGTAACATCAACAACAGCCAGATTAACAAAGGCAATTAAAATTGCTGCTTCACCAACACCAGGTACATTTACAGTTGATGAAGAAATTAATCAAGCAACAACAGGTGCTGTTGGTAAAGTTGTAGAATGGGATTCAACAAATAATATTTTATATTACATTCAGACAAGACATAGTGATGCTGGTATTGACAGTAACGGTAATTTAATTGATTTTTCTGGTGCAAACGTAATTACAGGACAAAGTTCAAGTGCAACAGGCACACCCGACACATCTGCTTCATCACCAGTTAATAATGTTATTTTTGCTTCAGGATATTCTGTACCTGAAATCGACCACGATACAGGAGATGTTTTATATGTTGAAAATAGAACACCAATATCAAGAGCTGTAGATCAAACAGAAAATATTAAACTGATTATAGAATTTTAACATACATAGGGATAGAAATGGCCACAAAAACTGATTTTAATATTAGTCCGTACTTTGATGATTATTTAGAGTCAAAAAGATTTCATAAAATTTTATTTCGTCCTGGATTTGCTGTTCAAGCAAGAGAATTAACTCAAGTACAATCAATACTTCAAAATCAAATTAAAAGATTTGGAGATCACATATTTAAAGATGGCGCTCAAGTTATTCCTGGTGAAATACAATATATAAACACTTATCATTTCGTTAAACTTTCAACATTTTCAACTTCAAATGTATCTGATTTAATTGGTACAATTTTTACAGGTGACACGAATGGTGTAGTTGCTGAAGTTATAAATGCAACTGCTGCTACTGATACAGAAGCCGCAACAATATTTGTCAACTATACAAAAACAGCAAGTACAGGTGCTAGTGCTGGAGTTATTAATAGATTTGTTAGTACAGAAACTTTAACAGGAGATGGTGGTGAAACTGCTACAGTAGGTACAAATGGAGTAGCATTACCTATTGACTCAAATGCAGTAGGAACTGGATCTGCTGTGAGAGTAGAAGCTGGAATTTATTATGTAAATGGATTTTTTGTACAAAATGAAGCACAAACAATAATATTAGAACCTTATTTTGTAAACCCTAGTTTTAAAGTTGGATTTACAATTACAGAAAGTTTAATTACACCTTCAGATGATACCTCTTTAAATGATAACGCTCAAGGTTCTTCAAATGTAAATGCACCAGGCGCTCATAGATTTAAAATTACATTAACACTTGCTAAAAAAGATTTAACATCTACTGAAGATGATGACTTTATAGAATTATTAAGAATTGATAATGGTAACTTAATTACAAAAGTTATAAAAACAGATTATAGTTTAATTGCTGACACACTTGCTCGTAGAACATTTGATGAATCAGGAAACTATGTTGTAAGAAATTTTGACATTGATGTAAGAGAACATCATTTTGACTCAACTATATCTCAATATGAAAGAGGTATTTATAGACCAGATACAACAAGAGTAGGAACAGTATTAGATCCACGTTACGAATTTGATTTAACAGCTGAAGAATCAAAAGCAAGATTAGCTATTGGATTAGGATCAGGTAAAGCATATGTTCAAGGTTATGAGTTAGAAACTATAGCTACAAAATATGTTACAATAGATAAGTCCAGAGATTTTAAAACAGTTAATAATTCTACAACTGGATTAGCGTTAGGTAATTTTGTAGAAGTTTCAAACATTTATGGATCGCCAGATGTAGATACAGTTGCTGGTGATACAGAAGCTTATAAAGAAGTATCTTTATATAAAGAAGCGACTTCTTCACGTGGTTCAGCAAATAGTGGCGTAGGTACTGACATACATCAAATAGGTGTAGCACATCCTAGATTTTTTGAATACAATTCAGGTACAGTTGGTGCGTCATCATCTAATACTACATCAAATTATAAATTAGGTTTATTTAATATTACAGCATTTACACATTTAAGAACAAAATTAGCACATTCACTTACAACAGGTGAAACTGTAACAAATGTATCAGGCGCAAGTGGTATTGTAGAGGCCGCTTCGACTTCAGTTACAGCTGCTATTTCAAATATGGTGGCAACATCAGCAGTTTTATTAACTGTTACAACATCATCATCACACAATTTATCAACAGGACAAAATGTTACTTTTGACAGCGTTGGTGGTATGACTGAAGTAAATGGTAACACATATGAAATTATTGTTACAGGTGCTAGCGAATTTACAATTGCTACTGATACTTCAGGATTTAGTGGTTACACTTCAGGTGGAACAGCTCAAAATGGTATCGTAGTTATATCAAACAAAAGTGGAACTTTTACTGCTGGTGATACAATTACAGGTGCTACTTCAAGTAATACAGCAGTCATAACTACAGATACAAATTATTTTAAATCTGTTATTGTATATGATTTTAAAAATGTAAAACAAATTTATCAAGCTAATACACCAGCGTTTACAGCAGATACAGTATTAACAAGTAATGCAACATCTTCAACAGATGATTCACAATATACTTTAACAGGAACTATTAGTGTAGCAAATAGTAGTGCTGATGTTATTGGTCAAGGAACAAAATTTACAACAGAATTAATAAGTGGGGACACAATTGTATTTACTGATAATACTGGAGAAGAATTAACTGCTACTGTATTAGCAATTGTAAGTGATACAAGTTTAACATTATCTGCCGCTGTAGGTGGTTCTGATGTTACAACGGCCTCACCAGTTGAAAGAAGAAGAACAAAATTACAAGAAACAACAAACAATACTTTAGTTTATAAATTACCAGAAAAAGTTATTAAAACTTTAAAAACTGCTACAAACAACGGATTAACTGACACATCATTTACCGTTAGAAGACAATTTGTTACGACTCTAACAGGTGATGGTATTGGTATTTTTAATGCAGGTTCAAATGAAACTTTTGCTTCGTTATCTTCAGGAGATTATGCGTTAATGCATATAACTGCAGGTTCATCATCAGGTGAAGTTGGTGAAATAACTTCTTTATCAGGAAATAACCACGAAGGTAATACAATATTTTCATTATCAGGTAATTCAAATCAGTTAACTATTGACTTGGGTTCAAACTATGGAAACTCTGAAGTTAAATTTACAGCAACAATAGTTAGAAATGTTGCAGTAGAAAAATTAAAAACTTTAGTTTCAGGCGCTACAACAAGTATTACAACAGAAGCAACAGCAACAAATTCAATAATATCTTTAGGTAAGGCAGACATTTATCAATTAAATTCTGTTTATATGTCTCCAGATTTTGCAACTGCTGCTACTACTTCACATACAAACATAACTGATAGATTTGATTTGGACAATGGTCAAAGAGATAATTTTTATGATTTAGGTAGACTTAAATTAAAGTCAGGTTCTCAAGTACCTACTGGACAATTATTAATTAATTTTGATTACTTTACACACGGCGCTGGAGATTATTTTAGTGTAGATAGTTATGCGATTGATTATACAAATATTCCTACATTTAAATCTGAAAATAAAGGAGAAACATTAGAGTTAAGAGAGTGTGTTGATTTTAGACCAAGAGTTGCAGATGATAGTAATGTTATAGGATACAATGATAAAGATGCAACAGGTGCTAAAAACTTTACTGGTACGAATGCTGTTTCAGTAGATATTCCAAAACCAGGATCAAATTTTAGAGCAGATTTTGAATTTTATCTCTCTCGTATAGATGCAATCTATATGACAACAAGTGGCCAGTTTAAACAAGCAAGAGGTGCTTCGGCTGTTGATCCTCAAAGACCTGATACAATTGATAACTCTATTATTCTATGTTATTTGAGATTACCTGCATATACTTTTAGTACAAGTGATGTTACAGTCATTCCTGTAGATAATAGAAGATATACAATGAGAGATATTGGTAAGTTAGAAAGTAGAATTAAAAATTTAGAGTATTATACAAGTTTATCTTTATTAGAACAAGAAACATTAAATTTAGAAATACAAGACGCTAATGGTTTTAACAGATTTAAAAATGGATTTTTAGTAGATACTTTTAAAGGTCATAATGTAGGAGATACTACAAATTCAGATTATCAATGTTCTATGGATTTAGAAAATGGTGTTGTAAGACCAAGATGTTTTACAGATCAAGTTTCTTTGATAGAAACAGCAACAAATGATACAGCTAGAACAGCTGCTGGTTATCAAAAAACAGGTGACTTAATTACCTTACCTTACACGGAAGTAGAATTGGTTTCTAATTTAAGTGCTACAACAACAGTAAATGTAAATCCATTTAATGTTTTTACATATGTTGGAAATATGAAAATCACACCTGAATTTGATGAATGGAAAGATACAAAAACATCTCCAGATTTAGTTGTAAATAATGATTTACTTTATAATAGTATCAAAGATATTCCAAATCCATCTCACCGAACAGGAACAGTATGGAATGAATGGCAAAATAACTGGACAGGAACATTTATAGAAAAAACACATAGTGGTAATCAAACAACTGTTAAAGAAGGAAGAACAGGTAGTGCTACACGTTCAGGATTAAAGAGAGAATTATCATCACAAGTAGTTCAACAATCATTTGGAGAAAGACTTGTTGATTTATCTTATGTACCCTATATCAGGTCTAAAACAATTTCATTTACAGTAACGGGGTTAAAACCTTTATCTAAACATTATGCTTATTTTGAAGATGTAGATGTTGATTCATATGTAACACCTACTGGAGGTTCTTTAGGTGGACAATTAACATCTGATGCTAATGGTTCACTTTCAGGAACATTTGCTATTCCAAATCCATCTGTAAGTGGTAATCCAAAATGGAGATGTGGAGAAAGAGTATTTAAAATTACAGACTCACAGTCAAACTTTAGAACAGGTAGAAATAATGAATCATTTGCTTCTACAAAATATAGAGCACAAGGATTGTTAGTAACAGAACAAGAAACAGTTTATGCAACTCGTGTTCCAGATGTTATAGAAACAAAACTATTAGAAGAAAATTCTGTAAGAGAAATTACTTCATCAACAACTTATTCTTCAGGTGGTTCATCTTCTGGTTCAAATAGAGGAACAGATAATAATGATAGTGGTGGATGGGAAGATAGAGATAAAGATGGTCTTCCAGATAGGATAGATCCAGATGATAATGATCCAAATGTTAGAACTTATTCAGATTTAAAAGAAAGAAATGCAGAAAGAGCAAAAACTGCTCAAGCTATAAAAGATAATAAAGCTGGTATTGGTGGTAGTTGTTTCATAGCAGGTACTAAAGTTTCAATGGCTGATGGCACATTTAAAAATATTGAAGATGTTGTAGTTGGCGATAAAGTAAAAGGATACAAAGAAGAAAACACAGTTATTAAATTAGATCCTACTTTATTGGCTGAAAGAAAATTATACTCATTTAATGATAATGAACATTACTTCTTTACTTCTGAACACCCATTTATGACAGAAGAAGGTTGGAAATCTATTAAACCAGAAAAAACAAAAGAACGTGATGGTGTAGAACTTTATGAACAATTAAAAGGTGAATTAAAAGTTGGTGATAAACTTGTAACAAACAATGGTTTAGTTGAAATTACTAGTATTAATTCAAAAGTAATCAACAATCCTCAATTGCCTTTATATAACTTTAATGTTTCAAATGATAATTCATACATCGCTGACGGATATGTAGTACACAATAAAGGCTCTTCTGGTGGTAAGGTTCTTTGTGATTATATCTATGAACTTGGATTATTAGATAAACGATTATGGGAACTTGACGAAGAATATGGTAAATGGGCTATGTTAAATGATCCAGAATTGATGATAGGTTATCACGCTTGGGCTTATCCATTAATTGAAGAAATGAAATCAAATACAAAAATTGGTAAAATTGCGTTCTTCTTTACAAAACATTTAGTTCCACATTGGGCAAAATATCTTGCGGGTGAGAAAACAATTATTGGAAGTCTATTACACAATATAGGTAAACCAATTTGTCGTGTGATTGGAAAAATAAAAAAAAATAGAATAAATAAAACTAGAGGAACAATATAATGGCAATAGCTCAAACATTTGTAAATCAGGTAGAAGAAGGGTGTTTTGTAACATCACTAGACTTATATTTTAGTGAAAAAGATACGATTCAGCCTATTAATGTTGCTCTATTAGAAACTTATAGAGATAGACCTGGTTCAAAAATATTACCATTTAGTGTAGTCACAAAAGCGGCCGCTGATGTAAACACATCAACTGATGGTACAACAGCTACAACATTTACTTTTGATTCACCAGTATTTTTAAAGGGTGGTATAAGTTATGCTATTGGTATAACAGCAAATAGTACAAAATATGTTTTATATGTTTCTGAATTAGGACAAACAGTTATTGGAGGCTCAAGACGAGTTTCGGAACAACCTGCAGTTGGCTCTTTATTTAAATCACAAAACGTAGGTGGACAAAACGAGTCACCTCTACAAGACATTAAATTCTCAATAAAAAAAGCAAACTTTACAACAAACACAACTGGTACTGTAACATTTAATAACTCAGCTTTAACTGCTGAAACTTTAGAAAATAATCCTATTGAAACTAATAAAACAGCAGGATCTGGATCAACATTTGGTTCAAATCCTTCTATTGTAAAAATTAATCACCCAAATCACGGTATGAATGACGATAAACCAGATAAAGTTACAATTGCTGGTTTAACTGATGGTACAGACTATAACGGTATTTTAGGAAGTGCTATCAATGGTACGCATGATATTGGAAATGTAACTTTAGATAGTTATACAATTACAATATCTGGTGACTCAGCAACTTCAACAGGAAGTGTTGGTGGCTCATCTGTTACTGCTACAAGAAATATCGCATTTGAAGTTGTACAACCTCAAATAGGGTTTATGCATCCTGGAGATACTTCAGTAACACATAGACTTACAACAATTTCAAAACAATCTATACACGGCAGTGAAACATCTTATGTAGCTCAAACCGAAAATGAAGTTGTTCCAAATGATAATTTTTATATAACTGAACAACAACAAGTTGCTTCACCTATAAATGAAACAACTCATTTTGCTGGAAATAAATCACTAACATATAAATTTGAAATGTCAACACAACACGAAAATATTTCTCCTGTTATTGATTTAGCTAGAGCAAATATGATTTTAATTACAAATCGTTTAGATGATCCTAATAATTCAAACACAACAGATTTTGTAGATGAAACATCAGCAACTGGCGGAAGTGCAGCTGCAAAATATATTACAAAAGAAATTTTATTAGATAACCCAGCAACAGCATTAGATGTTAGAATAAGTGCAAACAATTATCCTACATCTAATATTAAAATGTTATTTAAAATTAGACATGTTGATGATAGTAGACCTTTTGATGAAATTCCTTATGTTTACTTTAATTCAACAGGTTTAGCAGACGATACAATTAATTATTCTGAAAGTCGTTCACAAACGCCTTATAGTCCAGAATATAATACAAGTTACAATGAACAAAAATTTACTGTAGATGGTCTTGGAGAGTTTACATCATTTGCAATTAAAATGGTAATGACAGGAACTAATCCTGCTTATCCACCAAGAGTAACAGATTTAAGAGCAATCGCATTGGCAACGTAATGAGAAAAGTAATAGAACAAGATAGAAGTTTTATAAAAGATACAAGAACACAAGCTATTGTTAATTCTGATCGAAAAGGGTATTTCGCATATATGCAAAGAGTCACTCAAAAAAATAAAGAAAGTGACAAATTGAGAGAAATGATTAGAGATATTAATACATTAAAAAATGAATTAACAGAAATTAAACAATTATTATTAAAGGTGGTTGATGAAAAACATTAAGATAATAGAAACTGGTAAAGAGGTAGTTAAACAATAATGGCTGTAAAAAATATAACAGTAACCGATACACTAGAAACGTTTAGAACGCAATTTAATGATTTAGCGGCTAATGATTTTGGTGATATTGCAAATCTATCTGGTGCTATTAGTTCAACTAATTTAGTTGATGCTATGAATGAAACCATTAGTATTGCTACATCTACTGCAGGTTGGACAATTACTGACAGTTCTTCAACATCTCAAATTATTGGAGGTGGTGAAACATTAACTGTTAATGGAACAACAAATCAAATTACTGCTGTGGTTAGTGGTCCTGATATTTTAACAATTGGATTGCCAAATGATGTAACTGTTACAGGTGAATTTACAGCACAAGGAACTGGTACACATTCATTAGGAACTATTCAAGTTGCTGGCAATACAATTAGTTCTTCAGACACATCTTTAATTACTGTTGATGATAATTTAACTGTAACTGGAACATTAACCGCTGACAATATAAGTAGTTCAGGAGCATCTGTATATTTTGGTTCAAAACATATAGAAACGTTAGGATACATTTATACTAAAGAAGGTTTATATTTTGAAGGTGCTACTTCAGATACTTATGAGATAAATTTAATAGCACAAGATCCAACAGCAGATAGAACAATAACTTTGCCAAATGAAACTGGTACAATTATAACCACAGGAAGTTCGGGTGTTGTTACAAGTACAATGATTGCAAATGGTACAATATCAACAGACGATATTGCTGACAATCAAATATCAGAAGCTAAAATGGCTGATGACGCAATAGGACAAGATCAACTTAAAAACGTTGTTACACTACAGATTTTAAACTCATCAGGTACAGTTGTAAAAACAATATATGGAGCAGGAGCATAAAATATTATAAATAGATTTATTAATATTAAATAATGGAGATATTATGGCAGTTAGAAAACCTTTATATGAAGTAAGTGGAAATTTAAGAGAGATGTCAACCTCAATGGTTGACTCGATAGTAGATCAAGTAATTTATCAATATTCATTGAATCCTAGTGTTGCATTATCAGTAGTTAGTTCAGGTGGTAATCTAGGAACAATTACGGATACAAGAAAACAAGCTGGTTCTTATTCAACAAGTACAACAGCATTCCCAAGTGAAGCTACAACAGCAGAACCTAGTACAGTAACAGTAAGTTATTCAAAAATTAATCAAACTACAGCAGCAGTAACACCTACAACTGATACAGGTAAAACTTGGCCATCATACTACAATGCAAGTGGTCAAATACAAGCAATGAATTTACAAGATGTAAAAGATACTTTTTTACATCCAGCAATAGATTTACTAACAGCCGCAACTACAACTACACAACAAGCAGGAACTTATTTTATTTCAAGTTCTTCATCTGTTGCTGGTGCAACTGAAGTAAGTGGTTCAGCAACAGCGATATTTACAGATACAAGAGCTGATACAAGTTTATATACTGCTGGTGGTATTCCAGAAACACTGGATCAACCAACAACAATTACAAATTATTATTTACATAGAGTAAATGGTTCAGCACCTACTTTTACGTTGCCATATTATGTTAACGCATCAAATAACATTCAACAGTTTACATCTGCTACATTTAATTCATTAGTACAAGAATGGATAAGATATACAGCAGCTTCATCTGCTGATGGCTATTCAATTAGTTATAATTTAGGAACATCTGGTTCTGGTAATACAAGAGGTTCTGGAATGGGTGATACTATTTTAAATGGTTCTGGTAACTATCAACAATTGTATGTAAACACAGACGACTATAGAGCACAAGAATTTCCAGATGGAACAGCAGTAACAGCGAATACTTATTATTTACGTATAAATAAATCTTAGTATGAATATATAAAGGAGAACAAAAATGTTAACTGAAGAATTTTTAAAAGACAATTTCTTAACTGCATATTTTATAGATAACGAAAGAAAAAATATAGAAGTGCAAACAACAGTTGAAGATAAAAAATCAGTATTTACAACCATCATACCATACGAAGAAAATAATCCTCAATATCAAGCACTTATAAAGTATATGAATATTGATCAATTACATGAGTCAACTTATCAAAAAAATAAAACAGAGCAAAAGTTGTTTGAAGACTCGATAGTCAATATTGCTAAAAAACAAGGACTAATATTAGGTAATGCAGATTTAAATACAAAATTTTATCCTTCATTGGTAAATGCTATTTTCAAAAATATTGAAAATGAAGATCATTTGTTTGCTTTAAAACTTGCGTTGTTTGAGTTGGAAGAAATAAGAGATTCTAAAAATGAAAACGCAAAAAAGAAACTAAGACAAGCTAGTAACAAAATAAATGTTCTTCAAGCTGCGTTTGAGTGTTTAGATAAAAAATAATTAGAATACCAACCTGTCCATCCTTCTTCTTGTAAGTGGTGCATTTGTCCAAGTGTACATATACTGAACTGTGGTGGTTTTTGATAAATATAATCTTTTATTGATGGACATATTCTATCGTAAGTTTCATATTTTATATTTTTGTAGTACCATTCATCACTGCCTTTAGTGTATGTTTTAATATATTCTTTATCATTTTCTTTAAACTTATTCCATATATAAGATACATCACCTGTCCAAGATACTATTGATGAATTTAAAGGTGTATGAGCTGGTTCTCTCCACCATGTGTCATCTAATAGTGTAAAGTTTTTTCTTATAAGATTAGGAAGTCTGTCATAGATAACTACATCTAAATCAAAATATAAATTTTCACTATCTCTAAATCTATCATACATTTGAAACTTGTTAAACCAATTGCCGTATAGATCATCTTCAATAACTTCAAAACTATCATATTTTAGACCAGAGTATTCGTCTATCATGTGTTTTAAGTTATCAACATGCCATTGAGTAAATTTATTACCAAATCTACAACAAATTATTCTCATTTTATTTCAATAAGATTAATTTTTCTTATCCTTGGTGTATTTATTTTTGTTAAAGACTCATCTGGAATTTTATGAAAATTGCCATATGGATCCTCTATAGTTTCTCCTGCGTGTTTTGTAATATCAACTATTTTTACTTTTCTCATAGAGTGACCAGTTCTAGGATGTTTTTCCATATTAGTTGTAGTAATTTTACTTCCGTTAGCCGCACCTATCATTAATTCAGTTTGATCTGACCAATATCTTGGTTTACCTTTTATAGGAAACCCTATACCAATGCCATAAGATATTAATTTTTTACCTTTATCTACATCTTCTAATATACCTAATCTTTTAGGCCAATAATCATCACCGTTTATGTCATTATGACTTTTATTACATCCTGTAGATAGTCCTAATTTGTTTGCAGACTGTAAAATTAAACCCATTGCAATACCTATACTTACGTAAGCATTAAGCCATCTTTCATGGTGTGAATTTTCTTTTAAAGTTCCATCTGCATTACAATTTAATCGAGTTTCTGGTTCTTTTCCTACAAATAAAATATAGAGTGAAGCTCTTTGTTGAGAATTTTTCCAATTAGATGGTGGTGTTCTACTATGTGTATTTCCCCATGTATAGTTAGAACATTCATCTATTACTTCTTTATTATCAGTCCAGTATACATCATAATACGCTTCATATTGTTTTGATGGAGCGTTTTGTGCTAACCATAAAAAGTGATCTCTTACTTCTGGTAATATTTTTCTTGTTCTATCCCAATTTCTTTGACACTTTTGAGCATTTAATACACTTTGTCTTTCAATATCAAATGAATACATGGTTTTTTTATACCACTCTTCCCACTCTTTTCTTGTCCAGTCTTTACTACTCATTCCAATATTCCTTTAAAAATTTATGATTACTGTTATGTATTGTTTTATTAATACCTGTAAAGTGAATAATCTTTATATATTTATTAACATTATCTAATATCATATAATCTGTATTAAACTTTTTGCTATAAATTTTATTTAATTTTAAATTTTGTTTAAAATCATCTGTATATTTACATAACCATTGTTGTGGTGTTAAAGTTAGTTTTATATTGTGTTCTTGTACTTTCCAATTAACATAATTTTGTTCTCCATAATACTTTGTGTGAACATCACCCTTATTATAATAGTGTAACTGCCAGTATTCAGGATTTAGTGCAAAATCATCCCATACAGTTTTTAAACTACCAGATTTAAATTTGTAAAATCCACCATTTAATTTTAATTTAATATCCCACCATTGTCCATAACTTACAAGTTCATTCTCATTTACAGGATAGTTTAATAAGTCATCTACGTTATTTGTAATAACTTGATCTATGTCCATTATGATAATATCATCACCTGGTTGTTGATAAGCAAACTGTGGACTAAAAAACTTTAACTTATGCCAATGTTTTTTTACATGACTATGGTGATTATACGGTAACACAATATCAGCTTCAACATCTGTATCACTTAAACATATAAATTGAAAAGGTATTGTACTGTTTCTTTTTAATGATCTATAAAGTTTTGACACATAGTCTGGAGTATATGTACCTTTGAAATAAACTGTACAAATTTTAAGCATTATATGCTCTCCAAACAACATCAAATTGTTTATTAATAGTATGACATAATACTATATCTTTTGGTATAAAACCTTGTGTTGAAAAAAAATAGTGCCAGTTGTCATCTAACCATTGTACATCTACTTTGTTTTCTGCAAGTTTAACTGCAAAAAGTGTTTCATTATCCCAACCAAAAAAGTTTGTTATTTTTTTTGGAAACATATCATGGCCTGTTGTTAGTTTACTCATTTCTTTCATATCCGAATCAAAATTATCAAAGTATTTAAGTTGTTGTAAATGTTTTTTACTTGCACCAACAATACCTGTGTTTACAACCTTATGTACAGGATTCAAACCTCTATCTAATAACATAGCTTGAGTATTATAGTATTTTGATGTTGGACTACGAATAGTTTGTGAATATTCGGTTACCGCTTCCATCTTAATTACTTTATGTGTATTGTGATGGATCGCTATACCTTTTGATAAGTCCCAAGTTTCAAAAAAGTTGTCTGACTTCATAGGCACAACATCAAAATCTAAATAAAGTATTTCATCATATTGTTTAGATAGCTCATACAGTAAATGTAGTTTATAAAAATTAACCACATTGTAGGTTGTTAGAAATGGATATTTTGATTGTAGGTTATCTTTATATAATATAAAATTAGTATCATATTCAAACATCTTAAAAGGTACATTTATTTGATCAGCATACCATTGTTTGCAGGCCACTAACTTAGAATAGTTTTGTTTAAATGCATCTTTAGTCACATAATTTATTGGTGTATGATTTTTTTTAAGTATATTTTTGTCAAATATATCTAATTCATCTTTAGGAATGTCAATGTAAAAACTATAAATTACTCTTTTCATAATTTACCTATTAATAAAAATCTAGTGCCTCTATCATCTTTAATGTGATCTTCAATCATTATTTTTGCGTTACTTGGCATTTGTTCTTTAAATTCTTCTATGTTATTTACACAATTGATGTGTGTAGGTATATTAAACATATTATTAGACTGAAAAGCAAAATATGATTTTGAATTTTCTAAAGCCTTTAATTCATTCATAGGTTTCATATGTTCACAAGACGTATTAATAATTAAAGTGGCATTTTGTATTCTACCATATCTGTTTTTGTCAAAAACATCACTGGTAATAAAATCTACATTTTTATAATGATTAAATAATCTGTTTTTAGCAATACTAATAACATTTTTATCTAAATCTATAGCGGTAATTCGTTTAACTTGTTTAAATGCAGGAATTAATATACTGCCATACCAACTTCCTAGTATTATAATTTCAGATTTATCATTTAAAATATTTAAACTATTAATGTGATTAATTAATACCTCTTTTGATTTAAATTGATTAGGACTATATGAGTCTAAAAGATCATCATTGTGTCTGGCCTCTGCCATTATATTTTTAAATAATTGTAAGTCTATATCCATTTTACAATATCATTTATTTCAGGTTTTATATCCCAAGTTTCTTTTCCACAACTTTTTAAATCATCACGTCTATACCTTTCAGCATAACCACAAGATATCATTGTGATCGGTCTTTGTTTAACCATATATAAACCAACGTTGTGCCAGTCTTTAATATCTCTTTTGAAACAAGAATTATAAGACATATCTAATCCTTCTTCTAGTAAATAGTTTGTCAAATTAGCTGCAAATATACCTACTTCAACAGCTACAGAGTCTATTATATCTTCTGGATTATATGCTTGATCGTAAAAGTGTCCTGTTTTTATCTGTTCTTCATAAAATTTATTTGGTTTTGCTATTCTACTATGTATTGTTATTAAATACGGATTTTCTTTTATGTGTCGATAATATGGGTTTTCAACTACACCCAATTTAACATCTTGAGTTTTATTCATTAACTTTTTTTCAACAGCTCTATCTTCAGCGTGTTTGTGATTTTTTACAACTAAACTATGAATAGCTGCCTTTTCTAATTCTTTATCAGGTCCCCAAACTATTACTTGATATGCCATAGCATTATTTTTAGAAGGAGAAGTTTTCCACGCTTTCCATAATGCCTGTTCTATTAACTTCTTAGGAGGTATTTTTTCACTATAAGTTTTAACGTGTTTTCTTTTTTGCTCTAATAAATCAAAATGTTTCATTTTTTTAAAATCTTATCATTTATAACTAATATATCTAATGCTGTTCGTTTGAATGTTCTAATAGCTTGTTCGGGTGTTTCTACTATGGGTTCCTGACAATTAAAACTTGTGTTTAATAACATTGGTACGCCTGTTATTTTGTAAAACTCATTTATAATGTTATAAAACTTTTCATTAAATTTTTTATTAACTGTTTGTATTCTTGCGGTATTATCTTTATGTGTTATGCCTGGCACTTTATCAGTTTTAACTTTACATATTCTACTCATATAAGGACTGGGTAATCTTGTATCAAAATATTCTTTATAGTGTTCTTCTAAAACAGCAGGTGCAAATGGTCTAAAGTCTTCTCTCATTTTTATGGTATGATTAATAATATCTTTGATGTCAGGATTACGAGGATCAGCTAATATACTTCTATTACCTAATGCACGATTGCCACTTTCAGATTTTCCTTGAAACCAACCAACTATTTTACCGTCAGCAATTGCTTGTGCAACCTCTTTATAATTCACTTGTTCACCTTCATTATATTCATATTGTTTACCAGCAAATGTTTCTGATTTGTGTATATTGTTATTTAATATGTAGTCAGCGTGTTGATATGTACCGATTGCCTGTCCTTCATCACCAACAGCAGGTGGTACAAATACATTTTTATAATGTTTTGTAAATTCTTCATTCATATAACCGTTATATGCAACACCACCAGCAATACAAAGATTGTCACAACTTTTTAGTGGATATACGTATTCTTCTATCTTATCCATTGTAAATACTTGTAGTGTGTGGGCTAAATCGTGCAATCCATAATTGTCTATACTTATGTAGGAAAAATCTTGTTTTTTTTCAGTAATCGGGCCGTTTAATATTCTTTGAAAAATATTATAGTAGTATTGACTAAATTTACCATATGCAACTAGTCCCATTAGTTTACTTGCACCTAGTGTGCCAAAACCTGTAAAGTTAGACATATGATTCCATAACCAACCTATAGGTAACTTATCAGACAAATCCATTAAATTTTGGTCTTTATCAAAAAACACACATCTATATTTTGATCCTATACCATCAATTGCTAATATATCCGATTGTTCAAAACCTGAATTAATAAAGGCATAAGTGGCGTGAGATTGATGATGATCTATAAAATATAATCCATCTTTGTAGTAATAATCCCATAGTTTTTTAGGTTCATATTTGAATACATCTTGCGGTAACATATCTTTACACATTCTAACACCACCATAGGTATATGTAAATGCTAATACATCTTCTTTTCTAACAAAATATTGTTTTACAAATTCATTGTTTAGTCTATAATCTGCAGGATTTAAAATATCTGATTGATGAGCATAAGCCTCAGCATGATAAGGTAGATTATGTTTAAATCTTGTAAATCTTTCTCTTTGATTATGAAACACACCATCATAGGTATTGTGATCATGTAAGTTTAGTGCTACAGAATATATTTTAGTCATTTAGTACCTTTGCATATTTTCTCATAGGAAAATGTCCTTTTGGTTGTACCCATTCAGTACAGGTCTTACAATAATTTTCATATTTAAACAATCTAAAGTTCATCATCTTATCAATATTTTCTTGTGTCAGTTCAAATGTTTTAGATAGTTCGGTATTGTTAGCAAACTTTTTACTACAATGTACAATATGTTTCTTTTCAAAATCAATAACTGGCACCATAGGAAAGGCCGCACACATTTTACGATCAATTTCATCTGCTTGTATAACATCTGTAAAATCTTTTGACCTACCATTAAATGCTTTCCACATTGTGTTTTTGTGATTTAATTTTTGTAATACATCAGGATGATTATCTTTATATTTGTAATAGTTAGGCGTTCTTACAACAACATTATAATTGTTAAAATCATTTTCAGGTATATAATCAAAGTTACCTAATTTTGTTACTTCATTTTCATACCAATCTAATATATTGTGTTCAACATAAAGTATATCTCTATCTTCAAGTATATGTGGATATCTTTTACGAACAAATGAATTAGATAATACTGAACATACAAAGTTAGGATATTTTTTTATTTCATTTATTACATCATCTAAGTTTTTGATAAGGCCAGGTTCACCACCTAATAGACATATTCTAATTTTATAATTTTTAAGATAACCTAAAGTTTGTTTTAAAAAGTTCATATCAACTGTTAGATTTCTCATTTCTAAAGTATAACTTGTACAGTAATGACAATTCTTATTACATGACATTGACAAAAAGAAGTCTATAGCTAAATAATTATCTTGTATTTCGTCTAAGGTTTTCATTAGTGTTTTACCATTGTATAAATTGAGTTATTTTTTTCATGTTCTTTTTTTTTTATTTTTCTTGTAATGACACCTTTACTACAAAATTTATAACATACAGGTGGAGCATCTTTGGGATTATTTCTTAACATATTATAAAAATCTGTCCATTCTTTACTTTTAAAAATGTCTTCAACTTTTTCATTATTTTGTAATTTTAAATGCTCTTTAAATAAACTTTTTACCCAAGGTTGATTTCTATATAACTCGTCATCAACCCAGCAACAAGGTGTAAAATATCCCATACTTGATAAGGTAAGTTCTTGGTTTTCAAAAATACATTTAGGCTTTAATTCATTTTTATCTTTATCAGGAAAAGTAAGTTCAGATTTATATTTTTTAAGTTTATTATTCATACGTAAAATCACCTTTATCCCTTTTACTTCTTTGAGAATATAATATTTCCATATCTATTTTTAAAAGTTTTGAATATTTTTTACAATCTTCTAAATGTTTTTCGTTGTAATCAAAAACAATATATTGCCAATACACTTTTAATCCCATTTCTTTTGCCATTATCATCATTTCAAATAAAAATTCACCATTCTGATTCTTTCTATACTTATGACTTAAATGTGGAGGGCCATCTATACCAAACGTCCATTCAGCATTTGGGTTTGCTGAGAAAGCTTTTTTGTACCAATCTTCTTTTCTACCTGTAGCTGCTGTTAAAACACTTGTATCAACTTCGTTTTCTTTGCACATCTTTAACATTTCTATTAAATCTTTATTAAATATCGGATCAGACAATTGACCACCAAATGTAATTCCACCTTTAAAGAAATCTAAACATTTTTTAAAATCTTTTAGGGACAAATCAACACCAGGAACTATTTTGGTATTGTTTAAATCAAAGTATGTAGTTCTTTTACAAAGAGGACATTCTAATGTGCATCTAGGACTATTTTCTATATTGAGTCTTATATTTGCAAAATTCATTTTATTTTATTGTAAAATTTATTAAATGCTATCTTCAGTTTTCTCTTATCTTTAAATTCAACTTCTTCAATGTACTCTGGCAATTGATATATTTTTTCAACAATATAATCGTAAATATCTTCAGTAGTTTCTTTAAGTAATTCTTTATCAAATAAGTTATTACCCAATATCTTTTTCATATTGTTTACAAATTTATTATTTTTGTGTTCTAAGGTAATAATAATTACATTAATTATTTTATCTATTTCTGATTGTGTCATATATGGATGAATAGGTAAAGTTAGTATTGTGTCGCAAACTAACTTACTTTCATAAGTTTTATCTTTTCTATATTCAATGTTTTTATACATAACATTTTCTGATAATGGCTTATCATAATGTACTTTTGCGTTTAAGGTATTTTTCAATTCATCTCGTATCTCTTTGTTGGGCAGTCTAATAACATATTTGTGATAATTATGATCAAGGCCGTTTGTTGTGGGTTGTATTGTGACATAATCTTTTAATTGTTCATTATATTGTTTTGCGATTTCCTGTCTTTTAGATTGCCATTCTTTCATTTTGTTTAATCTAAAGTTTATAAACTCAGCGTTCATTAACAACATTTTAGAGTTATAACCTAATATTTCATTATTGCCGTGTCTTCTTAATTTTTTAAATATCTCTGCTTTATCTTTATCATCTGTAAGTATAGCTCCGCCTCCTGCAATCCCAGCAACAACTTTGTTTGCGTTAAAACTTAACGTTGATATATCACCTATTGATCCTGCTTTGACACCATTAAGACTTGCGCCTAACGACTGAGCTGCGTCTTCTATAAATGTAATATTTTTTTCTTTACAAAAATCTATTATCTCTTTTGTATCTGACATATTACCAAATAGATGTGGATAAACTATTGCTTTGACTTTATCCGAATACATACGTTTAATACTATCTAATGACATATGATAAGATGATATATCAATTTCACAAAATACAGGTGTTGCACCGACCATAGATATACAAGACGCAGTAGAAATCCAAGAAAAATTAGTTGTCAATACCTCATCGCCTTTTTTTATATCTAAACTTCTTAAAGCAAAATGTAATGCGTCTGTGCCATTACTACAAACTACAGCATATTTTCTACCTGTGAGTAGTTTAAGTTTATCTTCCAAAAACTCAACATTACTTTCTTGTTCTTTTTGCATTGACTTATCAAAAAGTTCTAGGTATTCGTCTTTATGTTTTAAATATTCTCTATCCCAACCTGTCATATATAAACTCCGCTATTGCCTTTTGACCTTTTGCTGTAGGATGAGCATCATGTTTAGATATTATCATGCCATCTAACGGTTGATGGTTTGCATCTCTTAATACTTTATACTCAACGTGAAAACCTCCAAATCTAAAAAATATTGGCCAACCTATAAAGTTTTTAGTATTAATATGATCTTCATGGTTAAATACCATGTTTGTTAAGATTTTTTCATCTTTATTTTTATCACCTGGATAAATATGTTTTTCTATAAAATTAGGATCTGGATTTAATTTATTTTTATATACCTCATGGTCGTTTTGATGTAAACCGTTTAACCATCCTTGAAAAAGTGAAATCATTTGAAATTGTTTATACGGTAAATTATATCTTTCACATAATACTTGAAAACTATACCAATATCTCATAGTTCTTTTTGTCCAATAGAATACATCACCCTTTGTATCCACTCTACTGTTTTTCCAATATAGATTTTTTGATTCTTGCCAACTTCTTCTTTGACATTGAGACCAAGCTGCTATTACTAATCCTATTTGTTCTTTGTCAATGTTTTGTAAAGTATCAACTAATGCTTCATAGATATAATCATTACCTGCACCAGATTTTGCTATGTTAATACATTCCATATTTAACTTGTCGGCTAAGAGTTCAGGCCATTTAGGCCAAGATGTGTCTAATTCTGGATGAATCGTTGTAGAGAAGTTTTTGTCACTAAAACTATCACCACTAACTAATAATATTTTTTTCATATTCTTTTAATTAAATCAACTAAAATATTTATATTGTCTTTATAAATCTGTTTCGTAGGCACAGGTCTGTTCCAATAAACCATACCACCGTCTTTCATACTTTTATCTCTTAAATAATCTACTTTTTTACCTAACCATTTAAACTCTACAAATAATCTAGGTGCTGGGTCAAAATTAGGTTTTGTATAAACATATGTTTCAAATTTTCCTAATATATTTTTAATAGGTACGAATAGATTATTTAACTTAGGATTAATCCACTTTTCATTGTAAGTTACAATACCGTGATTTGGATATTTGTCTATGTGTTTTTCTATTTCTCTATAGTATATTTCATTTGTACCTAAAAACAGATACTTAAATTGTATATCTGATTTAACTGGTTTGTAAATACTAAAGTTTATTATTTTTTCAAATTGTTCTCCTATGCCATTAGGATAAACATCATAATCGCATAAGTCGTATATCTTTTTTGGTTTAAAATAATCTACGGCGTTTGAATATTCTTTAGGATGATTTTCTGAATATACAGATATGAGGTTACCACTAAACAACAAATGTAAAGTAAGTAATTGATCATTTGTGTATGAGCTTTTGTTCAAGTATGCTAGTGTCAACATACTTCTTCCTAGTATTAATGTTATATCGTTTGATGAAGGTGTATAAAAGTTAAATACCACATTTTCGTATTTTATATAACATTCATTAATAGCATTAATATAGTCTTGTTGACTAAATTTGTGATGTGTCAAAATTACTAGTTGACTTTTAATGCCAATTGAGTTAAGATAGCAACAGTGTTCATAACTATAATGAAAGAGACCATCACCAGGCTTACTTGTACACACTATATTTACAATTTTCATATATATATTATAACACATTTTGATAAATTTGTCAATATTTATCGTCTAAATAAGTATATGAAATTCTATATTACTGGTACTCGTAGAGGCCTTGGTAAAGTATTAAATGAAAAATATGATACAGTTGATGACTTAAATAATTGTGATATATTCATTAATTGTAAGCATGATGGTTTTCAACAAGTAGAATTGCTTTATAAGGCTGCAAAACTTCATAAAAAAATAATCAATATAGGGTCTGCAGGAAGTGATTGGATAAAAGGTCACAAAGAAATGTATAGATATGGTATTGAAAAGAAAACACTAAGAGATGTAAATGAACAACTTTATTATGAAGGTGTTGACACTTGTATAATTAACTTTGGTTATTTTGACTCACCAAGAAGTGCTAATATAGACAGTAAAAAAATGTCTATTGATTATTGTATTTCAATTATAGATTGGGTGTTAAATCAACCACATAGAGTCAAAGAGATAACTGTATGTCCTTAGATATAGAAAAAATAAAAAGTGAACTAAAGCTATTACCTAAGTTTGATGAACAAATTTGTCTTCAAGGTACCAAAGATAATTTAGATCCATTTTGGGGTGTGGGTAAATGGAATGAAAAATATGAAATGGGATATAAAGAAACAGATTTTAGCACATTTATTTTTGATCTGCCTTATATTAACAGTATTTTATCAGATTTAAAAATGTATCGTACCAGAGTAATGAATTTAAAACCTAAAACATGTTATACTTATCATAAAGATTTATCAAAAAGAATACACATACCTATTGAAACAAATGAAAGTTGTTTTATAATTATAGATAAACAAATTTTTCATTATCCTGCAGATGGTAATTATCATGTAGTTGATACAACAAAAAATCACACAGCATTAAACGCCTCCATGCTGGATAGAATACATATAGTAGGGGTTATATAAATAGTATTATGAGTTATACATTTAGAAACGTTTATCAAAAACCAAACGAAGGTGTTGAAATTAACTTTTGGAACAATGACATATTAGCTTTGATTGATAGTTATTTTGACCAAGGTAAAATAACACAAAAACCTGTTAAAACTGTTGATGGTTTAGTAGAAACTTGGACAACAGTCTTTGTAGATCAAGCTGCCTATCAGGAATTTATAAATGAACCAGTTAATACACAAAACGGTCAAAATTTAGAAAACTTTTGTTCTGAAAATTCAGTATCTTATAGTTTAGAGGGTCAATAGAATATAATGGATTGGTTATTTGCTATTTTTATAGGTGTCATTTGGTCCGAAATAATTTCACACTTAGGTGCTAGTATTTTATTACATAGACATTATTGTCACAATCAGTTTAAAGTTCCTGTATGGTTTGAAGTGTTAGGTCTTTCAATGCTGATGATTGCATGTATAAGAACACCCATTGGTTGGATTGCAAGCCATCGTATTCATCACAAACATTCAGATGGTCCAGAAGACCCTCATGCATCTAAGTATGTAGGTTTTTGGAAAGTATTATTTACAACATGGGATATAAAAAATATACCAAGTAAATATGCTAGAGATTTGTATAAAAATCCTAGACTAGTTTTTTGCCACAAATACTGGTTACATATTTTAATTTCAGTAAATATAATTAGTTTTTTAATTAGTCCGTACTTTTGGATATCATTTTGTGTTGTACCATTTGTATTTGCTAAAATAGGATTTGGTTTATTAAATACAGTAGGTCATAGAACTCCAGGTGGTGCAAATGTACCATGGTTAAACTTTTTTATTGCAGGTGAAGGATATCATAGAAATCACCATGACAATTTTAAAAGAATACGATTACACAAATACGATACAGGTGGTTGGTTAGCAGAGAAGTTATTTAAGTAATATATATTATATTGATTTTTAAATTATGAATACGACAGCAGTATCTTTTAGTTATAGTGAAAGCTCTATGAGTTATAGAGGTCTATTATTAATGGACCACTACATCAAATTTTCAAACATCATTAAATTGGATTTACCTATTTGCAATTCAAATAGACCAGACGGTATTATTCCTAAAGAGGTAGAAGCTATAGACAATATATTAAGTAAAAGTGATAAATTAGTTTTTTCTATACCTGAATACACTGGTCATTATTGTGTAGGTTTTAAAAATCTTATGGACTGGTTAGTTGTAAAGGCATATTATAATGCAGATTTAGGTCAACAGTATTCAATATCAAATAAAGAAATATATGTTATATCATTTACACCTGTTAAAAAAGGTGCTGGCGATAGACATTTTGATATGACAAAAGAGTTGTTAGAAAAGTTAGGTGGTAACGTAAAAAAAATGTTTGTAAAACATGATTGTTGGGAAAAGTTAGTACCAGATAATTACAAGTTTGTCGAAAGTGAGAGTAAAGAAATAATTAACAAAAACATGCTAGATCAAGTAAGTGATTGGCAGAAAAAATATAATGAATGGGATAGTAAATGGAAAAAATAAGTAGTAAAGGTCTTTACATTTTAAAAGATAAAAAAATTGTACCCTATGAAGTAGACGATAAATTAAAAATTATATTATGTGGTATTCCTGGTGCATTTACAAACACTTGTACAAATAAACATCTTCCAGGGTTTGCAGAAAAATTAGATAAGTTAAAATTATTTGGTGTAGATAAAGTAATATTTGTAAGTGTTAATGACGCATATGTCATGGATGTTTGGAATAAACAACATGGTCATTCTGAAATAGATAGTGTATCTGATCCATTGGCAGTGTTTACAAAACATCTTAAAAAAGATGTTGATTGGGGAGACAGTTTTGGTGTAAGAAGTGAACGATATGCTTTGTTAGTTGAAAATGGAAGTATAACAAAAGAATTTGAGGACCCATTTATAGATGGTGTTTTATATAAACTATGATACAAGGTGTAGCTGAATACATAAACGTAGCAACTGATACAGAATTACTTTTGTCTTTGTACAATAAAGTTAAAAGTAATGTTAACAATACATTTGGTAAAACACCATTTGTAAGTTATTCACTTGAAGATAATAAAACAGGTAAACCTACGGGATATGAACAAGTATTTAATCCTATATTATCTAAACATAGAAAAGTACATCCACATTATCAATTTCGTTCAACAGGTTTCAATACAGCTGATAGTACAGAAAAAGATGTATTTGCTCATACAGATATAGATTTAGATACTGAACACCCTAATGGTTATAACATTGTTATACCTGTGTTTGGTAAATCTCGTATTGATTATTTTGAAACAAAAGATGAAGAAGTTTATTTGCCTGAAAAAAACGCACATGGTCATGCATACTACCATGAGTTTAAAGCACAAAAAGAAATGGGTCAATACACACCCGAGTTTGAAAAGTTTTTAAGTGATAGAAAAATAGGTGAAATAGTTTTAGAAAATAGACCAGTGTTAATTAGAACTGATATTATGCATAGAGTAGTTATTACAGAAGCACCTAGATGTGCTTGGGTAACAAGATGGAATAACATACCTAAGATATTAGACTATAAAGATTTTAAAGAAATGGTAGAAAATATATTATGATATACCCTAAAAAAATAGATAAACAAATAAAAGATATGATTAATGAAGAATTACTTGATGTTGCAAAAAATGTACATCAACAAGGTGTAGCTGTATTCTATAATCAACAATTAAATGAAAAAGAATATATTGATACAATGAAAAGATTTGGTGAGTGTGAGGCTCCTAACTTGTTTATGAATCCAAAAGATTATCCAGAAATCTTTTTAGTTACAGGTAAAAAAGTTGATGGTAAAAAAATAGGTATGTTTGGAGATACAGAATTAGGTTGGCATTCAAATGGAAATTCTAGGCATTTGATAGACAAAATTTTAATTGCCTTGTATTGTGTAAAAGAAGATATTAATACAACTTTAAGTGTCTGTAACACTCAACAACCATTTTATGATATGTCAGATGATGAAAAGAATTATTGGAGATCAATTACAATAAGATTAAAATTTAAAAACAATACAATATACAATTTAGAGGATGACGATCCCGAATTAGAATTTATGAGTAAAAACAAAGGAAGTATTCGTAAACTAGTTGATAAACATCCCCATACAGGCTTAGAATATTTTTATTTTCCGTATCATTTTATAACAAAAGCGTGGGAAGGTAAAAAACAAATAGACGCTGAAGAAATGATTAATAAATTAAAACCTAAAATATTTAAATCACAATATCAATATCATCACATTTTTAAAGAGGGTGACTTGTTATTAATGGATCAATTTACAAGTTTACACCGTAGAACACCTGTGATGGATAACAATAGACTATTATGGAGGATTGCAAGTGACTTTAAACAAATCTATACCTTGGCCTAATATCACAACTAAAACTGGTGAAATACCTATGAAAAGACAGTATAGTTTAAGAGATATGTCATACTTAGATACTTTAGAAGCAAAACCTATATTTGAAAAACAAGCAGAAATAATTATAAAAAATAATTATAAAGGTATTGTTGATATTGGTTGCAGACATGGACCTATCAATGATTTTTTACGTGAAAAAAATTATAAAGATTATCGTTACTACGGTTTTGATACATCGCCAGAGCCTATAGAGTTTGCTCAAAAAAGATGGATTAATGAAAACAACATTGAGTACGAAGTAAGAGATTGGGCAAATCTAAAATCAGTAGATTACAAAGTAGATTGTATTATTTTTAGTGGTGTTTTGTTATATGAAGAAAATCATTATAAAATGTTTACTGATATAATGAATTACTATCAATGTAAAAATGCTGTAATACAAGAACCGTATCACACACAAAAATACTATGAAGAAAAATTAAAGTTAAAAACAATTACAAACAATATGCAACAATATAAATTTAAAGAACAATATATTGTTGAGGCAGAAATATTTTGTGGTCGAAGACTTATTGCTCATGTATGATAGTAAAAAGATATTCAGAAAATCCTAATAAGTATTGGCCTTTAATTGAGAGATTTAGATTACAAACTTTTAATGAAGGCAATAATAGTATAACTTATAAAAAATATAATCCTGATAATCCTAATATAGAAACGTGGATGTGTTTTAAAGATGATAAGTTAATATCAATATCAGCTGCTGAAAGTTCACACTATACAAACGATCCAACTGTAGCAGTGCGAGTTTGTCGTTATCATATCTTAAAAGAATATAGACATACTCATTGTGGATTAATTATGGCTGAACACCAGATAAAGTGGGCAAGAGAAAAAGGATTTAAGATACTTTACATTACACATGACATTAAAAATAGAGCAATAAATAATCTATATCAAAGAAAAAGAAAGATGACTGATACTGCATTTAAAAAATTTATAAATGGAGAGTGGTACAAAAATTTAAAATTAGAAACAAAGTTTTTGTTTAAAACAGGTACAATGTTACAGTATGTTTATAGTATTAGATTACAAGGTGACTACAACTGGCAACCTAAATCTAATTTTATAATAGAAAGAGAACACAATGGAGAAATTATCGAAACACAATCTACCAACAATAGCTAATTTAAATTTAAATATTAATTTAGCACAGTTAAGAAAGTCAACTGATTTAATAGCAGATACGTTTGTTGACGTTAGGTCTGCCAATCCAATGTTATGTATGAACCATGAAGATTTGGTAAAAAGTGTATATGATAATTTTGAACAAATAAATTTAACAACACCTAGTGAAATTTTATCTCATACAACAAGTATAAAAGAAAGATTAAAAAGAAAAGAAGAACATTTATATAATATGCCAACTGAAATTTATAAAGGTAGTTATTTTGAAAATATTGTATCTCAATGTAAAGCACCTGCAAGTAGAATAAGAATAACAAAATTAGCGCCTGGTAAAATGATACCTTGGCATGTTGATTATGATGTAAGTTATGGTGTTAGATGTATAGTGCCTATATATGGTGACAATAATGTAATTAATTTATTTAAAAGAAATGATAAGATTGAAGCGTATAACCTTGAAGATGGACAAGCATATTTTTTAAATATAGGTTATAAACATGCTGTTGTAAATATGAGTAAAAAACCTAGAATAGCTTTAATGTTTACTTTAGACGGTACAGACGACTTACTGAATATATGAAGGAAAAATTAAAAGATAATCGTTGGGTAGACGTACCAACATTTAAAGAAGTAAAAGATATAATAAGTCAACAACTAATTTCAGATACTTATTATAAAAGAGGTAGTGGTCATGCAACAAATGATTTAAATAAGGTAGAAGAATTACATAGAAAATGGGTAAGTGAAATAATAGATTTATCAGATTTCAATTATTGTTATTTTACAAATGGTACAACAGATGCTATTCATCATTGGGTAATGACAGAAAAAAGAGAGTGGCAAAAACTTTGTTACGGTGAATATGAATATGCTGACATTATAAGTAGACCTAGTATTGTAACTTGTGATGTGCCGGGTCAATATATGAATGAGGAAACTGGAAGAGCAGCATTGAAAGGCAAAATAGATAATAATAAACCTCTGTATATATCAATACCCTCAGCTGCTGATGGAAATTATTTTGATCCAGGTAAAATTGAAGCACCTGTAATTTTAGATTGTACTTATGTAGGTTCAACAAATATTCAAAGAATAAATCTACCAAAAAATACTGAACAAGTTTTTTTTAGTTTTTCTAAAGGATTTGGTCTTATAGGTCAACGACTTGGATTAGTATATACAAAAGAACCACATTCTACACTTGATAGATTAAAAAGATTTGAGAATTGGAATTATAATGGCGTTAAAACTATAGAATTAATAATAAGTAATTTTAAAGTTGATGAAATGTGGAATAAGTATAGAGAAAAACAAGTACAAATTTGTAATGAATATAGCTTTAAACCGTCTGATTGTTTTTATTTAGCAACCACTAGAGATGAGTATTATGCTGAAAGACGTAGAATGAAATGGAATGATACAGCAAGAATTTGTATAACACCATTGTTAGAAAATTTATGAGTAAACAAATAATAAATTATACAGATAAAGAGTTAACAGAATTAGTTTATAAAATTGTTAATGAAGGCTCTGTTGTTTTACATGAACAAGATTTAACAAGACAGCAACTTGCTCAAGTTTGTGCAAGAATAGGTGAGGTAGAAGAATTGGACTACTTTATGAATCCAAAAGACTCACCACAAATAAGTATTGTGTCAGGTGCTGTTATTAATGGCAAACCAATTGGTATGTTTGGTCCAACAGAACTAGAATGGCATGCAAATGGTACTGGAAGATATAACTTTAAAGAAATTTGTGTAGGATTATATTGTGTTGAAGAATGTATAGATACTGTTCTTTCAATTGTAAATCAACAATATGCTTTTGAAAATTTATCTGAAGAAGATAAAAATTATTATAGAAGTATAGATATAAATCTTAATAATGAAGGTGATCGAGCACGAATATGGAGAGATGATGGTGTCTATTCTAAAGCATACAAAAATGTTGGTGAACAAAACTTTAGAACAGGACAAAAACATTATAAAGAAGAAATAGATAGACGACCTTTAGTTGCAAAACATCCTGTAAACGGCAAAGAATATTTGTATCCTATGTTTATCTATCTATATAAAGCATGGTATAGAGATGGTAAAGAAATAGAAGATTTTGATACATTTTATAATAAATTATGGAATGATGTAACAAGATCAAAATACATGATACACCATGTGTTTAGAAAGGGTGATTTATTGTTTATGGATCAACTAATTACAAGTCATAGAAGATCAGCTGTTAAAAATAAAGATAGACAACTATGGAGAACGGCATTTGATTACTCAAAATCAATAGAAAATTATCAACCTGTAATTTTTGACAAACTTAAATAATGTATTATAAATAGTACTATAGATATAAATTTATAACCATAAACGAGGAGAATATTATGTCAATAACCATAAATGGAAAACAATATGATGAACAAAGTTTGAGTCTTGATTTGAAAAACACACTAATTGCAAGACAGGAAATTCTAAACTCTAAAGCAAGACATCAAGTAGAATTAGAAAAAATTGATGTTTTGACAGACTTTTATAATAAAAAGATAGAGAAATTAGTTAAAGAACAAGAACCTAAAGAGATTGTTGAAGAAAAAGAGGAATAAAAAACTAAATGGCTGCGACGGCTAACCTATACATTGAACAAGGAGCTACATTTACTTCAGATGTAACTGTAAAAGATACAGATGGAAGTGCATTTGACTTAACAGGATATAGTGCTTCTGCTAAAATGGCATTAGGTTATGCCTCGACCAGAACAAGAACAACAATAAATACCTCAATTAATGGTGATCCTACCACAGGTATAATCACATTATCTTTATCTCCAACTGAAACAAGTAATTTAGAAGCACCTGCTAGATACGTTTATGATGTTGAGTTATTGAAAGCATCTGATAATTCTGTAATTCGAGTAATACAAGGAATTATAACTGTCAGTCCAAATGTAACTATTTAATTATTAAGTAATATTTTATTATAAATATTACATAAATATTGTGAGTAGTACACAATAATATTATAAAAGAGAGAACTACAAATGGCAGTTACAGCTAGAATCAATTCACCAGGTACTCAAAAAGTATCCGTTACTGTTCCTAGTGCAAGCCAAAAATCAAAATTAACAAGTTTAACTGATGTTAATGCAACAACATTAGAAGATGGTTCTATTCTTCAATATGATGCTACGAGTGATAAATTTATAACTAGAACAAATATTAAAACAGAGAGAGGTACACTAAAATTAAACGGTGGTAACTTTTAGGAGAGAAAAAAAATGGCAACAATATTACAAATTAAACGTTCAGGTGTAGTTGGTTCACCTTCAGAACTAGCACAAGGTGAACTGGCCTATTCATATTATAATGGTACGGGTGGTGATCGTCTTTATATAGGAACAGGTACAGAAACTAACGGCGTAGCCGCTAATATAGAAGTAATTGGTGGTAAATATTTTACATCAAAATATCCAACAACTTTTGGTACGTTAGAAGCATCAAAACTTTTATCTACAGATTCAAATAGTGCAATTAGCACATTAAATATTGGTAACTCTACAACTATTGGTGGTACAATTAAATTTAATGAAGGAACTAATAACGGTGCTCATTTCGTTGCCTTAAAAGCACCTAATAGTGTTACTTCAGATATCACTTACACACTACCAGGAAGTTTTAGTAATGGACAATTCTTAACAGTTGACGGTTCAGGTAATTTAAGTTTTGCTGCTGTACCATCTGGTTCATTTACAATTGCTGGTGATAGTGGTACTGACACATTTACTACTGGTCAAACTTTAACGTTTACTGGTGATACAGGAATTACTACATCTATTGATACAGATAACGAAATTAAAATAGACTTAGATGATACTGCTGTAACTCCAGGTAGTTATGGTTCTTCAACTGCAATTCCAACATTTACTGTTGATCAACAAGGTCGTTTAACAGCGGCTGGTACGGCTACAATATCAACAACTTTAGATATTGCTGCTGATAGTGGTACAGACGATGGTGTTGCATTAGGAACAGATACATTAACATTTACTGGTGGTACAAACATTGATACTTCAGTTTCGGGTGATACAATTACAATTAGTACACACGCTGACGTATTAACAGCTTCATCAACTCACATTTTAACAAACAAAACAATTGATACCGCAAACAACACGATAACAATTGTTGAGGCAGATATATCTGATTTACAATCATACCTAACATCAGAAACAAATGATTTAACTGCTTCTGTTACTTGGGCAAACGTACCCGATGCTAACATTACAGAATCAAGTGTAACACAACACGAGGCTGCATTAAGTATTACTGAATCACAAATTTCTGATTTAGGTTCTTACATAACAGCTTCAAGTACAGATACATTAACAAACAAAACTTTTGACGCTAACGGTACTGGTAACTCAATATCAAATATTGAAGTTGCTGATTTTGCTGGTTCAGCTATTGTAATAGAGTCTGAAGGAATTGGTTCAAACGATAACGATACAACTATTCCTACTTCTGCTGCTGTTAAAGATTATGTTGATAACTCGGTTACAGCACAAGTCTTAGACTTTCAAGGTGATACAGGCGGTGCTCTTACTGTTGATTTAGATTCACAGGCATTAACTATTGCAGGTGGAACTGGAATTGATACTGCGGGTTCAGGACAAACACTAACAATCAATATTGATTCTTCAGTTGCTACATTAACTGATTCACAAACTTTATCAAATAAAGTTTTAACATCTCCAGATATTAATGGCGGTACTATTGATGGTGCTACAATTAATGGTGGTTCTATAGGTGCTACAAGTGCTGTTACTGAATTACAAGTAGATAATATTAATATTAACGGTAACGATATTACCGCAACTAATACTGATGGTAATATTTCATTAAGTCCAAATGGTGCTGGTACTGTAGATGTTAATAGTGCAAAAATTACATCACTAGGAACTCCTACAGATGGAACAGACGCTGCTACAAAAGCATACGTTGATACAATTGCTGCTGCTGGTATTCATTACCATGATCCAGTAAGAGTTGAAGCTCCTTCAAACTTAAACGCAACTTATAATAACGGTACTTCAGGTGTAGGTGCAACGTTAACAAACGCTGGCACACAGGCTGCACTTAGTATTGACGGTGTTACTTTAAGTTTAAATGATAGAGTTTTAGTTTACAATCAAACTAACGCTGCTCATAACGGTATTTACTACGTATCAGATGTAGGTAGTGGTGCAACAAATTGGGAATTAACAAGAGCAACTGATACTGATAGTTATGGTGTTTCTGATCCAGACGCACTTGGTCAAGGTGATGCTTTCTTCGTTAAAGAAGGAGATACAGGTGCTGGTGAATTATATGTAATGAATACTGAAGGTACTATTACTTTTGGTACTACAAATATTACATTTTCACAAATTGCTGAAACAGCAGTTTATAGTGCTGCTTCTGCTGGTGCATTAACATTAACTGGTACAGAATTTTCTGCTAACGTTGATGACTCAACAATTGAAATTAGTTCAAATGCTTTACAAGTTAAGTCAGGTGGAATTACAGATAATGAATTAGCATCAAATTCAGTAACAACTGCAAAAATTACAGATGGTGATGTTACAAATGCAAAACTTGCTAATTCTACATTTACAATTGCTGGTGGAGACTCTTCTACAGATGCAATAGCATTAGGAGAAACACTAACTATAACAGACGGTGAAGGTATTGACACAAGCATATTAGCAAACACTTTAACGATTGCTGCTGAATTGGCAACAACATCAAATAAAGGTGTTGCTTCATTTAGTTCAGATAACTTTACAGTTACAAGTGGTACTGTTACAGTTACAAGTATTGACGGCGGAACGTATAGTTAAATCGTAAATAAATAGAAAAAAATATGGCGACTGTTATAAAATTAAAACGAGGTACTGCCACTCCAACTACGAGTAATATCGTAAATGGTGAGGTTGCAATTGATACCTCGGCACAAAAATTTTATATTAATGATAATGGCACCATAAAGGAAATTGGTGGTGGTAGTGGTGGTGGTAGTAGTGGTAATTCTTTTACAACTATATCTGTATCTGGTCAATCTGATATTTCAGCAGACTCAAGTACAGATACATTAACAGTTGTTGGTGGCGGATTAAATGTTGTTACAACTGATGCATCAACTGATACGTTAACCGTTGGCACATCAAGTGGTATAACATTTGTAAAAAGAAATGGAACATCTACCTATATAGATCCTAGTACAACAGGATCCACATTAGGTACAGCTGTTACAAGTCTTTATATACCATTTACAACAAGAGGAGGAACATCAAAAACAACTTTGGTGTTAGCATAATATGGCAGATCAAGTACCTATAAAAGGAATATTTAACGGCAGTGGTGATCCCACAGGCCTTGCTGAATTTACAACATCAGATACAATTGGTTATGCTGATGGTGGTACAGGTCTTAATACACTTGGTACTGCTGGACAAATATTAAAAGTAAACTCTGGTGCTACAGCATTAGAGTGGGGTGAAGTCGAGGCTATTTTAAATATTGATGGCATGACTGATGGTTCTAGTATCACAATTGCTGATACAGATAAGTTTGCTATTTCAGATGGCGGTGTTGAAAAATATATAGAAGCAAGTCAAATTACCTCTTATGTACAATCGGGTATTTCAGCACTAGATGCAACTCAAATAGCAGATGGATCAGTTTCAAATACAGAATTTCAGTATTTAAATGGAGTAACAAGTAATTTACAAACACAATTAGACAACAAAGCGTCAACGGGATTTGCTATTGCAATGGCGATTGCATTATAAATAAAAGAGAAAGAAAATATGGCACAAAATTTTAGAAGATATACAGCAAGAAATGTTGGAACTTCAGCTGAAACAGTATTTACGGCTGACAGTTACGACACAATAATTGGTATAGGATGCGCTAATACTACAACAACTGAAATAAAAGTTGATG